TGACGGTCGCGCTTTTTTTCGCGATCCCCTGGGATGACCCAGGAGAGGTCGGGGAATGCCGGACCTAGGTTACCCCATCCGACCCCACGGTAGCCTCTCCTGGGTCATCCTCAGGCCCAGGACCTGGTGTAGAGATCGTCCAGGGCACTGACGGCAAATGGGGACCCGATGTGTTGCGTCCCGTCAGGCAACAACGTCACGATCCAGTACACGTCAAGGTGAGGATCGTAGTGAAGCTTCTCCCTGTGCGACATCTCATGCGTCACACGTTTGCCTTCTTTCGTTCTCTTGACACGCATGCTTCATCGCCCTCTCATCGGCTTCATTACTTCACCACCGGAGTGCAAATGGATCACTCCATGTTCTATATCTGAAATCGTGTAGGCCACTCGAGATACCCCGGCGGCCCGGATACGCACCATGCACCGGGGACAAGGCCGGGCGATACCAAGGGTTCCATCCTTCCGAACACGTGCCACCCAGATCTCAGACCCGGGAGTCAGCTTCATCGTCAACCGCGCCTCGGCATGTGCATCCGGATGGGGGAATGGAGCAGGTCCATTGGAAGCGGAGACAAGGATACCATCGTTCCTGATGCCCACCGCTCCGAGGCGGAAGGCACGAAGGTCTGACTTACGAAGGCCTGCACCAGCGGCCATCAGCAACATCTCTGTGTCAGAACGTTTCATTTAAAAACCGCTCCCGTGTACACGTGCGTGTAACTAGTTGCACACAATAGCTTCATCATCCAAGATAGAAGCTAGACGTTTGGCCTCCTTGATCTCTGCCTTCGCTTCGCTGGTCGACATGTTCCAGTACAACTTCGTCTCCACGGCCGTAGCGTACTTTCTCAGTAGCTCTGCCGCGGCGTGCATATCTTCAAGCGTCATCATGTCGTTTGTAACCTATTCCATTGGAATTTTGCATTATCAAGCGATTTCATTTGGACTTCGAGCTAACTTTTCGTTGCAATGCGACAAGGACATCGGACTTGCGGAAGTTCTTCGACTTACGAGATGGAATCGTCTCGCCGTATCCCATGCTAGTGAGCCTCCGACGAGAGTTTTTTCCTGGACGTTTCAAACTGTGCTCAGCCAATTTCCTCCATAGCTTGCGGAACTTGCGCTTCATCTTTCGTGCCTCATCCGGAGGAAACCCAACAAGGATCTTGTTGATGTCGAAATGCGTAGGAGCGCCAACGTCCTGGCGCCACGCAAGAGGTACGACCCCTTTGTTTAGGAACTCGATCTGCAATTTCATTTTGAGGATCGAATCATTGTACATCGTTTCTCCGAAACCCGGGGTTAGTTACTATGGAGGTAGTAGGCCCTCCGTTCACCTGCATTATCGGCAGCTTCCTGTCGTGGCAGTCCTTCTTGCCGCTTATGACCGCAATCGAAAGATTGCTTGGTCAGGATTACAGGTAAACCACGACCTGCATCCCAGAGGATCCACCTGGATTCGAACCAGAATGGTGCTATCACCATGGCCAATTCGTGGACCCAATCGTAATGTATCATGATGTCGTAAAGATTTGCACAGCCGACACGTTTTCTGTTGGCCATAGGCCTTCCGAGGCATATTTCTCAATTGAACTTTGGGCAGAAGTCTCGTCTACGTAGCGGGTTGCCAACATTGGATCGTACACCCATCCCTCATTCGGATTCCAGTAGACGAACGCTTGACCGTTACGGGCACCATTTCGTGTACGAATCACCCAGCATGGAATCAACTTCTGCATTTCAGAATCCCATGTCACTCAACGCACCGTAACCAGCCTTGCCCAGAGCCACTCCAGCAAGATGCTCTGGAGTTGTATGTAGACCGTTCCTGGCTCCAAGGTAGATGTCCTCCAACATCTGACGTTGATGTTTGAGAGCCGTGATGACCTCTTCGCGCAGATGAATGGGTGTCGCAGAGTCACGAAGTCTTGTGATCAGGTCGTTGAATTCATCGTTGGTCATGTTGTCCTCACAAGATTAAGTAAAAAATGATGATTGTAGCCAGTATCGCGCAAAAAAGAAGTTTGAAATGTCGTTTCCACCACGGCTTGCGCAGAGATTCGATAGGTCGTCCTGTAGCTGCGGCAACGAGACCCCAAACGTATTCCATCTGTTCAGGAGGTAGTTGTCGTAGGTAGAATTGAGCAGAAGCCTCGTCACCGCGGTTCAGCGACTCCATGGCCGTCCTGAAGATGAACACGATCCTGTGGTCGTCAATCCACGCCATGACTACACACCCGCGAGTCTGCAGGCTTCCTTCAGACGAATGATGTCACGAGACGTAGGAATTCCCGCTCGAGCAGCTGTCAACGCTGCTTGATCAAGACCTGCAAGCTCAACCTTCCCTTTCTTCAATCGGTCGACCAAGGCCTCGCCGATTGATCTCAAATGAGAAGGTGAGTAGTATGTTAGATCGACATGATCGACAGGTAAGATCATCATGGTTCTACTCTACCATTTAAGATGGTGACTTTGCACCACCTCACGTAAAAATCTTGATGTTCCCAGGATTCCATCCATCCTCAACCCAATCGACTTGATACATGAACAGGACTTTCCGGACGATGGACTTCATCTTCTCAGATTGTCCGGTGATGACGTGAAGGGTCCATCCTTCTACCCAATGATCGTTGATGAACCTGTGGACCATTTCAGAAGCATCCTCATGAGACACCCCATGTAGGTCTAAGGTATCTTCCAACCGCTTGGTTAGATTCCTTCTTTGACGCTGTCTGCGGCGTCGCGTAGCCCCTCCGCGAGTTCGATGGCGTCGGACACCAGATCGTTCAGAGCCAGATGATCGTGATCAGGTTCTCCTTTGTGCGTGATGTCAAGGGCTTCGATCTTGTCTAGGATGGCCTCTGCATCATTGAGGATTGCAACGAAAGCCTGGAGCAGCGCTGCTTTTTCTTGGTTGTAGAATGTCGTCATGTCATGTCTCCTTGTGTAGATATCTCTACGAATCTTCCTTGTTCATCGTTCACCTCGAGCAAGATAGGTCGATCAAAAGCCCGTCTCATGTCGCTCAGTCCTACGACAAGAGCCTTTGTTGTTGGGGCGAGGAGAGTAGACAGTTGAGTGGCCCTGGATGTAGGTCTACCTTCCTCATCGTAGTAAACCTCGTAGATACCATCGTAGGTGGCACCTGATGGAAGGATCTGCCTCACGATGCGTTGGTCTGATTTCATTTCAACTCCATCGCAAAGACCACCAGCACGACACCGATGGTGAGAACAGCCAGAACCTTGTCGCCGAATGTCATCTCGTCCATAATCAATTCTTCTTGAACTTCGCCTCCACGTGTTCTTGACACGCCTTACATCCACAGACCCTTGCGCCTGTGTAGAACGTCTTACCTCCGAGAGGATAGATCGGACCGTGGACCTCATCACCATTCTTCCGTCGCAACCCAGTCCAACACCCGAACACGTCCTCCTCCGCCAGGATCCAAACTCCTTCGAACATGATCTCAAGAAGTGGTCCCGAGGCGACGTCGTCCGTCGGGTGTTCCACAACGGGATCGATCGGAATCGATTCAAGAACCTCTGTCATGGTCTTAATATATCACTTTCCTTGAGACTTTACACTGCCTGAGGATGACCCAGGAAAGGTTGAAGAAAGCCGCCCCTTGGTAACCTTCCACGATTTGTTAAAAACCTCTCCTGGGTCATCCATGCATCAGGATCAAGCCGCCAGTTCGACTCGTCCCTTGAGGATCACCAGCTTCGTTCCCCCGCCGTCTTGTACCCTGGCAATGACTTCATTAGCCCAGAGCTGAGGATGAGACGGGTCGAGGATGGGATCCACAGATACGACCTTGTGAAACTCGCCGTCTGGAATTTTGACGATCTGTCCAGGCACCACTTGATTTGCAGGAATCATCTTTGCTTCCGGTATTTGGATCTCAACTATCGAGGCTTGCTTGTCTTGTGCCTCTTGCTTCTTCTTTCGTGCCATTGCGGTAATGTACCCCCACTACCACAATGGTAAACCCGTTGGGTCTACTTGTACCAGTCCTCCTTGTGGCGGGCGTCCTTCGGACGGCGTTGGCGACGGTCCTTCATACGGGTTGTCGTCGTGGCGTGACGAAGGGTCATGGCCACGACGATCGGGTTTTGCTTCCTCTTGTTCTTCATAGTTCTACTCTATCACGTTCGAATTCGGCTTTGCACCGATCGAATCGTAATCGAGAACCGGCTTCTCCAAGGCCGAGGCGTAATGCCGCACGTCTTGGGCCAACTCCTCCTCGGACTCGCCATAAGGGGTGACAGGGTTGACGGTACACGAAGTCGGTACGTGATCGTCATCGTAGTAGACCTCATGGATCCCGTACTGAGTCGTGGAATATCCTTCGCCCGAAAGGATCTTGCGGACAACTCGGTAATTCCAGCTCATCCCCCGAAGTCACCTCCTGCCAGCCATGAGTCGATGTCCCGACGTGCGGTCTTTTCGAATTGCTTTGGCCCACACGACATGCAGATGAAGTATGTCGTCGAGTCGTCCTGCACGTAACGTGTCCCGGGGCCATGTCGTCCGCAGTCGTCGCAGGTGTCCGTGCTGATGTTGCTGTTCTCGTTGCTCATTTCTTTTTCTTTCAAGGTCAAGAGGTTGTGGTTAGCGGCCAGCGTTGAAATCAGTATATCACGATGGGTCTAAGGTTTGCACAGCGTGGTGTTAAGATTTTGACAAGATTTCCAGTTCGATGAGAGCCTCTTTTGCCTTCATCGGCAACGACAACGTATTGGGGAAACCATCGGAATCTCGAGTATTGATGCGAATGAGTGGAGCATTGAGTTTGTTTGACAACAAAGAACTCTTCGCCCGCACGCTGGGGATATGTTTGCCTGCGCCCAACTCGATGACAACGGTTGCGACATGACGATCTGCTAAGGTCCGGACCCACTCCGTCATCCTCTCGTCTTGCTCATCGGCACGAGAGAAATTCCATCCCGGATCGCCAAACATCAGGATGTTTGGCCTCAAGAGCTCTCCGCAGCGCGGGCAGACGGGTAGCGGACTCTGGGCCTCAAACGTCTTGGAATCCACATCGATCTTAACACGTTCTGCAGGCAGAATGCCGATGCCACATCCCTTTGTACACTGGACGTGATGGATGGATCCATGGCATTCCACGATACGATCGGGGTCGAAACCAGCCTTCTGGAAGGCACCATCCACGTTAGACGTGAAGACGAAGGCACCATACTTCATGCCTCGAGCAAGACGCTTCAGGACATCGAATCCTGCATGAGGTTGTGTAGCGCGGTACAGATTGAGCCGGTGTCCGTAGAATCCCCATGCCAACGCCGGATTCTCCTCAAACCACCTCGGGTTGGCCATGTCGGAGAAGGTGAGACCAAGATGCTTGTACGCCGGATAAGCATTCCAGAAACCTTCATCTCCTCGGAAATCGGGCAGACCGCTATCCACCCCCATTCCTGCTCCAGCCGTGATGATGAGTGCGTCAGCTACTCGCAATAGCTGGGCTGCCCGTTGAAGCGTCTCTTGCGTGTCCATGGTTCTACCTTACCTTGTTTGAGGTTAACTTTGCACCGCCGGAGGGATTCGAACCCACGTGCATCCGGCTACCCTTTCAACGGTTTAGGAAACCGAGGGGATACGGCGGCATGGCCATCAGGCCTTCTTACGTTTTGCTTTCTTCTTGGCCTTCATCTCTGCCGTGGCCTTACGTTCCGCAACCACGACCTCCTTCGGTCGGTTCTTGGTCCCCGGCGGGCGACCACGCTTCTTCTTAATCGGTTGACCATTTTCATCCAGTTGGACAGGTTCCACCGGCTTCTCCTGGCCAAGGGGCACCACCTTACGGGGCCGACCACGCTTACGACCCTGAATCTGCAAACCACCCTTGGCCGGCGGGACCTTGAACCGGTAGCCAACCTTGGGCGCGGTGAGGTAGTTCGACATGGCATGGCACTTGCCGGCGTCGTCCCAGAGCATCAAGTTACCGGTGACTCCGTCGATGGTCTCCACTGTGTACACCTTCGTGTCGAGCCACTGCTTCCCAGGAAGAACAGAGGCCACGCGCTCGATGATGACTCGCTCGCCTGGAGGGATCGTGAACACGGGCACGCCGTCCTCGTCCATCTCGATGGCATCCTCAAGGAGGTCAATGATGGGCTTCTGCGCGAGGCGGGCCTTCTCTTTCGCCTCGTTCGCAAGGATCGAGGAGATCGACTCGAACTCGGGTTCCTCGAACGGGGGCGGCAGGATGGTGTCGTCGTTCATGATTAGATCCTATCACGTCAAGCTGGAACTTTGCACTGCCACGAACTATTTGTTGTCCAGGGTGGCTACAACACCCAAGGGGAAGAGCACAGCCATCACGAAGCAGCAGATGAGCTTCAAGGCCAAGGTAGCCATTAAGCCACGCTCATCCGTTCGGGAGATGCCAAATGGTACCTTTCGCCTCTCTTCTCGACTCGAGCGATCAGTGCGTCGAGGTCTTGACGAAGGCCCATGTCAGTTGACTCGCCGCGAAGTTTGTACAAAGCCAACATCACCATCTCATCCACCCCAGCGGGGTCTGTCAGCGTTCCCTTGATGTAGAACAGCAATGCTTCTTTGAGTCGAGAGTTCATGGCTTATCCTCAATCTTGTTTCGGATCCGACCAGAGGCAAAAGGCAACCCCGAAGGCCGTGCCACCTGCGAGAGTTAACATGAAAGTGGCGGTGTTCCAACCGAGGAAGAAACCGAAGAAGAGCCAACCAAGGATCGCAGGCCCTAACGACATGATGGGCAACATTAAGAGCCAGTAGCCCACCCGAAAGAGCCGCGGGAAGGCCAACGCGAAGACCATGATGATGAGGTAGAGAGTTCCGCTACCCAACAAGGCCGAAACGCCCCACCCGATGAACAGATTGATCATGGTTCTACCCTATCACTTCTGGTGTGAACTTTGCAACGGGAAGTAACTTTCTGCGTTCCGCGTGATCCACTCCACGGCCGCCCACATCTTGGAATCGTCGTAGAAGGCATCTAGCCCAAGGGACAAGAGGTCCCGGTAGAGATGTTGGTTCAAGGAGAACACAGAGTTCATGAAAGCCTGACCGGGCCGTTGGCTACGACCACAGGGCTCCAAGGCCAACCGCAGGAACTCCTCGAGATTCATGGTTCCACCCACCGGGTTCGAGGTCGACTTTGCACCGCTCACCGGCTCTTTTCGAGCCGGTCCGCCAAGGCCCGGAGGTGAGCCGGGTTGGTCAGGTCGTACCGCCGGCGACCCACCGCAGCGACCAGCTCGTCGATGGTGTGCTCGCCCGAGGCCAGGGCATCCACGTCGGCGTCGGACAGGAAGCAGACCGAGGTGCCCTCCGCGGAGGTGAAGGTCTCGCCGTCGTTGAGGAGCGTGATGATGTTCTTCATGGCCTTAGTATACCCTTTCCTCTACGAACTTTGCACTCAGGCCGAGAGGTAGACGACCCATGACTTGCCCTTGTCCTCGTAGGCAAGGATGTCGTCATCCACCTCGACCTTCCCCTCGTTGGCCTGGATGGTCCGGAGGATCTTGGTCACCATCTTCGGGTCGACCCGATCGATCTCGCCGCCGGCGGTGTGGCCGTAGTACTTACCTTTGCAGCCGCACATGCAGCCGATCTTGCCGACGTACGCCTTGACCACCTGCGAGGGAGAGATGCTCTGGATGTCCATGACCTTAGTATACCCTTTCCTAGTCGAACTTTGCACTATCCCCGCAGATTTTCAGGCGGCCTTGCGGACCTTCCGCGCCTCGCGCGGAGCCTTGGGCTCCACCACCGGATGAACCTTGGGGTCGAGGAACTTGACGTAGGCACCTGGCACGACGATCGGGTCGAAGACCTCGAGGATCTGAGCATCGTCGCTCGGAAGGACGGCTGCCGCTGCCAGCTCACGGGCCCCTGCAAGCGAGCCTGCCACCGCGAGGACCTTCGACTCTGAGTAGCGCGGACGGCCACCACGGTCGATCTCGATGAGGCGAGCGTATTGGACGACGAACTTGCTGGCGACCTTGACGTGTTCCATGGTTCCAATATACCAAACTCGGTAGCGACTTTGCACCGCCCTCACACAATTTGTGAAAGAGCCAGGATGCCCTTGGAGAGGCCTCACCATGAGCCAAGGGGTAACCTCATTCGACTCGAGAAAAGCCCTCCAAAGGCATCCTGAGCCTACGGCGGCCGTGCCCCTTATTTGCCCCGGCGGTTGTGCACAAGTACCGCTCTTGTTGAAAGTTACTTTCGCAGAAAAAAGCGCGAGCAAAGTGCAAAGCACGGCCGCCACGCGTTATATTAGAACCATGGAAAGGAACGGAGCGGCAAGGTAAAGAAAGAAAAAAGAAAAAAGTTCTCGCAAAAGTGCAAAGTTCACAGCGGAAAGGGTAATATAAGACCATGAACAACGCCACCAAGACCAAGGGCACCTTCGTTCACCCCCAGCTCCCCAAGATGGGCACCATGTCGGGCTACGTCACCACCGAGCGCGGTGAGGTCGTCTTCATGCCCGACAAGAAGTACCACGACAAGCTCTTCAACCTGTACGACGTCGAGGCTCTCGAGGGGCTCTACGTCAACCAAGGCACCTTCACCCCGGCTCAGTGAGCCCCCTCGGGGCGGGTGCCCTCGGCCCGCCCCCGCATCGCCGCGGGGAAAAAAGTTCTCCACACAGTGCAAAGTTCGTAGCTGAAAGGGTAGGATAGGAACATGGACAAGGTCTACATCGTCTTCGCCGGTGAGCACTACGCCTCGCACAACCTCGTCTCCGTCCACGCCACGGAGGCCGCTGCCCTCGCGGCAGCCAAGAACTACATGGAGACGGATGAGGACGTCGCCTCCCACGAGTACAAGCCCGGCCGTGGCCACTCATGGACGGCCAAGTCCGGCCACTACGTCACGATCGAGACGCACTCGGTCGCCTGACCTATCGGGGGCTTCTGCCCCTCCCACCCCTGGAGGAGATTACCTATCAATTCCAGGGGTCCAATGTGGTTTGCAACTAGTTGCATCCGCCCAGTGCAAAGTTCCTCGTCGAAAGGATATACTAGGACCATGAAGAACGACACCAAGCTCTCCGCCGGTCAGATGATCGTCAAGTCCATGGACGCGGCCGGCCGTACGGTCGACGCAAAGCTCTTCGACTCAGGGGTCCGCGGTCTCAAGAAGCTCTTCGGACGGACCGACGACCTCTTCAGCGTCGAGATGTACCTCGTCGACGAAGGCCTCGATCAGGACATCGCGTCCGACATCGTCTACAAACACTTCTGAAATTGCATCGGCGCGGTGCAAAGCTCAGACGAATCCTGGTATAACTGATCTATCGGCTGGTTCGGAAGCCAGCCACCAAGGAGAACGCCATGTCGCAGATGAAGATGAACGTCGGCCTCAAGTCCTGGAAGAACGGCACCAACATCCTCGACCTCGAGGTCCCCGCCCAGCTCGAGCGCACGGTTCGCACCGGCGTCAAGTTCTTCGACGATGCCATGGGTGGTGAGGGCATGACGCCTTCCACGGCCCTCCTCTTCACCGGTACCCCCGGCGCCGGCAAGACGACGCTCAGCCTTCAGCTCGCGGATGCCATCACTGGCGCCGGCAACATCTGCCTCTTCAACACCGGCGAGGAGTCGCTCTTCCAGGTTCGTAAGGTGGCCAAACGCCTCGAGATGAAGAACGGCTTCGTCGCCGGCCAGGACACTCTCGTCTCGGACATCCTCAAACACGGCGATGAGCTGCGCAAGAAGAACCCCGGTAAGCAGGTCTTCATCGTCGTTGATTCGCTCCAGACGCTGGACGACGGCAAGTACAAGGACGGCTTCACCAACTCGATGAGCCAGGTTCGCGCCACGGAGATGATCACCAACTGGTGCAAGGAGACGTTCGGTGTGGCCATCATCATCGGCCAGGTCACCAAGGGTGGCGAGTTCGCCGGCAAGCAACAGATCAAGCACACGGTGGATGCCCACGCCCACCTCTACATCGACGACAAGAAGAACTCTGAGACCTTCGGTGAGCGCCTCTTCGAGGTGCAGAAGAACCGGTTCGGTTGCTCCGGCAAGACCTTCATCCTCGGCCTCGAGAAGAAGGGACTCTACGAGAAGGGAGTCATCAGCTACAACGACTGATCATCCACGGGGTAGGGTAACCTACCCCTTTCATTGCAACTAGTTACAACATTCCTCCAGCAAGAAAAAACTTCATGCAGTTTCTCAAACGTCTCATCTGGTTGTTCTTCTACATCCCGCTCGTCACCAAGACCTACGTTCAGCTGGCGTTCTTGAAGTTCAAGATGTTCCTGCTGGGAATCAAGACCAAGATCGGAGCTCTCAGCGCAGGCGCCAGCGGAGGATTGAAAGCAGGAGCAGGTGAGGCGAAACGCCTCCTGTCTGACCGTAACAAACCCAGCTGAATTCTCGGAAGAAAAATAAAAAAAACGTCAGTGTAAAGTTCCCGGCCAACAAGGTATAACAGAAACATCAACAGGCAAACAGCCTAACCCACGGAAAGGATTACAACATGCAGACCACGAATGACACGAACCTCGACACGAAGCTCTCGGCCATCGACAAGGCTCTCGCGGCAGCCAAGGCCCGCAAGGCAGCTCGCCAGGCAAGTGAGGCACCCGCCACAGAGGCCGATGCACCTGCGAAGCAGCCTAAGGTAAAGAAGGAAACGCACCCCGAGGTCGTGAAGTCGCAGAAGACAGAGGCTCTGAAGGCGGCGCGCGAGGCAGCAAAGGCGGTCCGTGACGCAGAGCGCCAGAAGCGCCGCGAGGAGAAGGCAGAAGCAACTTCAGGTAAGAAGCCCGTCCACATGAAGAAGATCGAGACGGCTGCGGCAAAGTTGCCTGCGATGCAGAACGAGGTTCAGCGCTTGTTCGACGAGGCAACGACGAACTTCTCTGCAGAGCAGACGATGGCCCTTGCGCTCCACCTCCAGCACTTCAACAGGGCGAAGGCCACGGAACGAGCCCTCGGCCAGCGAGTCGTGGCAGGTGCCAAGGTCCGCATCATTGGTGGTGATCCACGGTTCGTCGGCAAGTTCGGTACGGTCGATCGTGCACAGCGGATTCGGTGTTACGTCAACGTCCCCGGTGCCAAGCGTCCCGTGTACCTATTCACCAGCGATGTTGAGGTCCTCCAGATCCAAGAGCCCCTCTCGAACGAGTCATCTCCCGTCGCAGCCGTGGGGTGACCACCATCTCGACCTGGGGTCCTCATCCAGACTGGACCCCTTCGTCGAAACTTTTTTTGAGAAGCTGTGCAAAGTCCGCAGACATCCTGGTAGTATCTAACCATACCTCCTAACAAGGAAACAACGCAATGACCACCATGTCCGTCCGCACGTTCCTCAAGGTCTCCTCCAAGCTCCCCGTGGAGACCTCGGTCCTCCTCCGTGGTAACCACGGCATCGGTAAGTCCCAGGTCGTCCGCCAGGTGGCCAAGGGCTTCGGTCTCGAGGTCATCGACCGCCGCCTCTCACAGATGAGCGAAGGCGACATGATCGGTCTCCCGTCCACGGACGGCGAGGTCACGCGGTTCAACCCGCCGGAGTGGTACAAGAACGCCTGCAAGAAGCCGGTGGCCCTGTTCCTCGACGAGCTCAACCGCGCCACTCCCGAGGTCATGCAGGCCGCCTTCCAGGTCGTCCTGGATCGTGAGCTCAACGGCTGGAAGCTCCACCCGCAGACCCGAGTCTACGCGGCCATCAACTCCTCGGCGGCCTACTCGGTCAACGAGATGGACCCTGCACTCCTCGATCGCTTCTGGGCCATCGACCTGACGCCGGACACGCAGGACTGGCTCACTTGGGCCAAGGAGTCCGGGGCCATCCACGAGAACATCATCACCTTCATCGCCGGCAACGAGAAGTGGCTCGACCCGCCCAAGGGTGGCGAGGCCTCGGCCGTCTCCCCCAGCCGCCGCAGCTGGGAGCGTCTGTCCCACGCTCTGGTCTCCAACGGGGTCGCGGACCTCCCGGATGACGCCCTCTTCTACCCGATGTGCCTCGGTTACGTCGGCACGGAGGCGACCATTGCCTTCCACGGCTACGTCAAGACCATCGACGCTCAGGTCACCGGTGAGGAGATCATCGAGGGCTACGCTAAGGTCAAGTCGAAGATCGCCAAGCTCGGTCAGGAGAAGCTCAACGTATCCATCGAGAAGGTGGCCGACTACGTCACGAAGAACCTGAAGGTTCTCGACGACAACCAAGGTGCCAACCTCCGAGACTTCATGGGTGACCTCCCCGCGGAGCTCCGAGTGGCGGCCTGGTCGAAGCTCACGGCCGGCGGGGTCAACAACCTCGAGCTCGCCAAGTCGGTCCACAAGTGGTGTGTCAACCACATCCTCTCGGTCTTCGGGGTCGACAAGGGAGAGGCTGCCAAGGCCCTCACCCCGGCAGAGACGAAGTCGGTAACGACGCCGAAGAAGAAGAAGTGAACACATGCCATCCTTCCAGCGCGGACTCTGGGAGGAACGAGCCTGGGCCCGGTATGAAAAGCAGAGGTCAAAGGATCCTGCCACCGAGCCCAAGGCTCGGGCCCGTTTGGATGTAGATATAACATCCTCTGCGAGTTTAAACCTCGTTGTCGCATGGTGTGCCTCCCGAAAAATAGAAGTAGAATTTACGAACAGACGTGAAGCAGGATCCTTCGTGTCTGACGAAAAAAAGATTTACGTCAACTCCACTCAATCATACGAGAACCAACTCTTCATCCTCCTCCACGAGTGTGGTCACCTCCTCGTAGGATCAGGCGACGGGATGACCAATCCAAGGTTCACCTTAGGCTACCCTTCGATTTATGACCCAGCAGTCAAGGGCAAGTTCATCCACCGTTGTGCTGTCATCGAAGAAGAATTTGAGGCATGGCACAGAGGTCGCAAGCTCGCCAAGAAATTGAACATAGAGATCAACGATATGCGTTGGAATGAACTGAAATCAAAGTTCATCAAGTCTTACATGCGGTGGGCTCTAAAAGACCCAGATTTCGAGAGCCACCCCTAGAATAATTCTTTCATGAATATTTATGCCCATGAAGGGCAACGGCAAACGCAAGTGGAAAAGCCTGACGTTGAAGGTGGAACATCTTCGCCTCGAAATCGAAGACCACGAAGAAACGATGGACGACATCACCAAACAGTTCATGGAAGAACTTTCGAAAGTAGCTGACACAGAAGAACCTCCTGAACAACCAGCTTCGCCTGCGCCTCCCAGCCCTGCCACAACCGTCGTCGAAGATCGGACCGAAGGGGATCATACCTCTGAACCCGATCTTCCGACGCGTGAAGATCCAGAAATCCCAGACGAAATAAAAGCTCTTTGGAAGAAGATCGCCGTCGCCACCCACCCTGACAAGACCGGTGGAGATGTAGCCAAGTCGGAACTCTACAGGCGGGCTGCAGCAGCCATGGCGGACGGGTCCATCGACGAGATCGTGGCCGTCGCACTAGAGCTAGGCATGGACCTACCTGAGGCATCCATGGCGGCGGTGACCAGACTGGAGAAGGTCGCAGGGGACCTAGAAGGACGCCTGAAAAATATCGAGAATTCCATCCTATGGCAATGGGCCTCTGCCCCCCAGAAAAAACGTGATGTCATCCTCGCGGCCTACATGAAGTCTAAAGGCATGAAACCCAAGAAAAAAGATTGACCAGTGTAAAGTCAAAGTCCAATAGGATACCATTGGACCATGAAGCCCAGGCCGAAGATCACGTGGACCAATCCGTCTGCGACACCCGCGGTCAAGAAGGCTCCTCGACGCCCACGCCCGAGCGGCATCGCTCGCGTGACCAATGAGCCATGGTTCTACCTTGAACCTCCAATGAGCGATGCCGCTCGGGTGGCGTGGGACGAGATCAACCAAGGATCGCCCATTACCTTCGCCACAGCGGCCAAGGTAGTGTCATCTCCTGGCTTCCCGCTTCCTGTCTTGAAGAAATCAGAAGGAACGCCCATTCTGACCATGCGAGGGCCGGTGACGTATGCAAACATCCCTGGCGGTGAGCAACTTCCTCAAGGAACATTTGCAGTGTACCTCGGCATGACCACCGTCAAGATGAAGCGCTCGGCAGGCTCTTCGCACATCGAAGGTAACGTTGTCGATCGTGCTTTCCGCACGGTCCTCGTCGGTCAGAACAAATATCTCCTCGACGATCCTAACATGATTCGAGTGGTGTAAAAAGATACCCCGATGGGGTAGATTAAGAACATCCAAACAACACGCCTACGTAGCCCAGTGGCAGAGGCAGTCGACTCAAAATCGATACAGGGTGGGTTCGAATCCCACGGTAGGCACCACGCAACAATGAAGCTCACAAGAAGACTTCGACCGCATGCAGAACTGAAGATCAACACATACGTGGTTATCTCTCGTGCGGTGGAGGATGGAATCCATCGAGGATGGAATCGAGCGTTCAAGTATACTGAATCTCCGAGCAGCGATACGATCAAATCAGAAATTGAAAAAGAGGTTCTCAATTCTCTGACCGAAGTCATCTCTTGGTCGGAAGATTGATTACTGTTACGGGTCCGTAACTCAATTGGTAGAGTAGTCGCCTTTTAAGCGATAAGTTGTGGGATCGTACCCCACCGGACCCACCATCTCCTAGACCGACGCATCCAGGAGACTTAGATTATATATTGCAGCTGTGGACCCTGGCGTCGCAGGGAAAGCTCATGTTATATGCAGGTGAATCCCCGGGCCACACATCGGGGTAGTAACCACCTTCCAAAAAGATTTCGTCGTGCAACTAGTTGCATGGCACGCTTGTAAAACAAAAAAAGAAAGAGTAGAATAAAGACCATGACAAACAAGAGCAACAACACAATCACAGCATACGTCGTTCGTGAGGCCAACAGCCGCCGCTTCCTTACCCGGCCAACGTACAGTGGTCGAGTTCAGGGCGTCTGGGGTACGTTCGATGAGGCCACGACATTCGACACCCGCGAGGAGGCGCAGTCATGCGCGTCAAACATCAACTATCGACGCCCAGACGGTTACTCAGCCTACTTCGCGGAGGTTCGACCAGTAGAGCGCCCAACGCGTCGTCGCTGATTGCTGTGACTGCCTCCACCCTGCAGGTCGGGGTGGAGGTTTTTCCGGGGTAGCTCAGTGGCAGAGCTGGCGGCTGTTAACCGCCCGGTCGTTGGTTCGATCCCAACCCCCGGAGCCCATGTCCTTGTAGCTCAGTTGGATAGAGCAGGTGCCTTCTAAGCACCCGGCCAGAGGTTCGAGCCCTCTCAAGGACGCTGATTGGGGAATCGTTCAATGGTTAGGACAGCGGACTTTGAATCCGCGAATTGGGGTTCGAGTCCCTGTTCCCCAGCCACCGATACAAATTCGAACTTGCAATATATATATGTTGTAGGTTCAAATGAAACAAGAATTTGTAGACATTCACGAACACATGAAACTCTCTCGTGAAGAGAGAAGATTGCATCTCAAACTGCATGAAGAATGCATAGAAATAGGAGGAGACTCTAGGCTTTTCAGAGGATTGTTGGCACACTTCCTAAAAACAACTATAGGAAATAGAAACATTTATGTTTGCCACGCGTGTAACAATCCACATTGTTCAAACCCAGTTCATCTCTATTGGGGAACGCCAAAGGACAATTGGCAAGACGCAAAAGATGCTGGAAGATGGACGTCTATTCATTCAAGAACACTAAAGAAGTATGGAGAAAAGAAAACATCTGAAATTCTTTCAAACATCGCTTCTAAAGCAGGGAAAGTTGGTGGCGGATGGAACGCGTTGTCTGACAAACAATTAGTTATATGGAAACAAGCAATCAAAGAAGTTGATCTTACCCATTTTGGGTGGATATCAAAATTATCTTCTTCTATGAATTGTTCTCACACTCATGTAAGAAGAGTCATGAAAAAGTACTTTCCAGAAATCAAAACATTTCAAAGAAAATCTGTACAAAGTACGTAACACAAAGTATAGTAAAAATCATGCGGGGTTGGTATAGGTGGATGTGCACGGGCTTTCCAAGCCTGAAAGACCGGATCGTTACCGGTACCCCGCTCCACATGGGGTATTGTCCCGAGCGGCAAAGGGGGCTGACTGTAAATCAGCTGTCAAAGACTTCGGTGGTTCGAGTCCATCATGCCCCACAAAATTCTTGACAACAGAATATATATGACATGTTGGGCCTGTAGCTCAGTTGGGAGAGCGCCTGATTTGCATTCAGGAGGTTTCGTCGGTTCGATCCCGTCCAGGTCCACTATACGCCTCTGTAGCATAATGGTCATGCACCTCACTTGTAATGAGGAGAAAGCTGGTTCGATTCCAGTCGGGGGCTCCGCACAAAGAAAATTGGTTTAATGTTACAGTCTTAATTTTTGCTTTATAATTAAAGCATGAATTGTAAATTCTGCAGCAAAGAAATCAATAATAGAGGTTCTCTTGTGGCGCACCAAATGCGTTGCAAATTAAATCCAGAAAAAGTAAAATTTATTCATTCTGAAAAAGCTGGTGCACAAAAAGGAAGCGTACCTTGGAATAAAGGTAAAACCGGATTTAAATCTTGGAACAAGGGGTTAAAGGGATTAAAGGGTTGCAAACATTCAGAAGAATTCAAACAAAAATTATCTGAACTAGCAAAGAAAAGAAATTTAGGAGGTTACATTAAAGGTTCAGGTCGAGGTAAAAAAGGATGGTATAAAGGATTTTTTTGTGACAGCAGCTGGGAATTAGCTTATGTTATCTATTGTCTTGACAAGGGAATTAGCATTGTCAGGAATCTAGAAAAAAGATCATATACATGGGAAGGTAAAGACAAGAATTATATCCCGGATTTCTTGGTAGAAGATTCTCTAGTCGAGATAAAAGGATATAAGACTCCTCAATGGGAAGAAAAAATTAAATCAAATCCCGATATTAAAGTTTTGTACGAAGATGACATGCGGCCTATATTGGACTATGTTGTCATGAAATATGGACAAAACTTTATTGAGTTGTACGAGTAAATATTTGGAGAAGTGGCTGAGTGGTTGTAAAGCAACGGTTTAGAAAACCGTCGTGGGTGAAAGCCCACCGGGAGTTCGAATCTCTCCTTCTCCGCGAAGAGCGGTAACACTTTTTGTACTCAGGTCTATCTAGAAGATGGGTGGATGAAGGGTAGAAAATTAAAATTCTCAGTGTAATGTCCTGTCAGAACATGATACCCTGACACCATGTTCAAAGTCATCGATCTAGCCTCCCGCCTCGAACGTTGGACCACCGCCTACGAACTGGGCGATCTCGTCTTCTCTGTCTCGAATCACGGACGAATCCACGTGAAGGTCGGAGAAGAAAGCCGGATCATGAGCCTCGTCGACGCGGTGTCCATGATGGGACGGGTCTCGGAAACGTTCGAGAACCTGTCAGGACTTTAGGCTTCTCCGTCGTGCTTCCCGAGGATCATCACGTCCTCCTGGACCAACTTACGAATAATCGCGCCAAGTTCCCCATATCCGGCTTTTTCCAGGGCCGTGGCGGCCTCAAGGAGTCCTACGATGCGACCTTGGTCCAATCCTGCCTCGGTGGCCTGATAGATCATGGTGTCTACGGATGCCAACATATCCTTCACCTGGAAGAGCATGTCCCACGCCTCCTCCCGTTCCGCACACTTCTTGCAGGATTTATCGTCCATGGCGCTCCACGGCCGGTGGCTCAGGGGTGAGACCCGGAATGTGATGATGGGTAGGTACACCCCCCGCGTAGAAGGTGGTGGCCCAGTGGAACCCCCACGCTGCCAGGTACCCCAACAGGAATCCTGCAAGAAACGTCCTCCACGACTCGGATGACCTGAGGCCCTTCACCAATATAACTATCTTTCTCTTGAGATTTTTTTTCGGGACCGGTGCAAAGTATACACCACCCGTGATAGGATGTATCTATGTTCAGCCACACGGACACAGACTTCAACCTGGACCGGCACCTCATCTCGTTCCTCCAGGACACGCCGTTCTTTGCGGAACTGAGCCGGCACATCCGGAAGACGCCCACCCTCGACATGCCCACGGCGGCGGTGGCCTTCGACCCGGAGTTCGACGACATCACCCTGTACTGGAACCCTGAGTTCTTCCGGCCGATGAGCGACCAGGAGATCCGTGGCGTCCTCACCCACGAGTTCTACCACCTCATCTTCTGCCACCTCACGACCCGCCGCAAGAAGCCGGCGAAGATGTGGAACGTGGCGACGGACCTCGCCATCAACTCGATCATCAGCGGCCACAGCAACATGACACTGCCGGCCGGTTGCCTCATGCCAGGCGTCTTCCCTGCCGGTCCCGAAGGTCGCGAGTGGACGGCGGAGGAGAAAGCCGCCATGCCCATCGCCCAACTCATCGCTGACTTCCCCAAGGGGCAATCCTCGGAGTGGTACTTCGAGAAGCTCAAGGACAAGGTTGAGGAGGAACGCAAGAAGGGTGACAACGCCAAGGGCACCCCTCACCCCGACGGTGACCCCTTCGGCGGCCTCGACTCCTTCGACGACCACTCGGCCTGGGATGAGCTGACCGACGAACAGAAGGAGATGGTCGCCTCCAAGGTCAACGGCATGGTGGAGAAGGCCACGAAGCACGCCGACTCCCAGGCCAACGGCTGGGGCAACATCCCCTCGGAGCTACGTGAGGAGATCCGCCGCTCGGTCAGCAAGCTCGTCGACTGGCGCAACGTTCTCCGCCAATTCATCGGCAACATCGCCCGCGGTGAACGCACCACCACCATCAAGCGCATCAACAAGCGCTTCCCCTACATCCACCCCGGCACGAAGCGCGGCTACGTAGCCAAGCTCCTCATCGCCATCGACCAATCCGGAAGCGTGGATGACCGCCAGCTCGCCCTCTTCTTCAACGAACTCGCCACCCTCACGAAGAAGGTCTCGGTCACCATCCTCCCCTTCGACTGCGCAGCAGACCTCCGCGATGCCTTCGAATGGAAGAAGGGCAGCAACGTGGACGCCAAGCGGGTCCGAGGCGGTGGAACTGACTTCAACGCCCCCACCAAGATCGTCAACGACCCGAAGAACCGGGGCAAGTGGGACGGCATGCTCATCATGACCGACGGTGAGTGCTCCGCCCCCGGCCCCTCCCGAGTCAAGCGCGGTTGGGTCATCTCCCCCGGCCACAAGCTGGAGTTCCCCACCAACGAGATCACCATCTCCCTCGATCCCACGACCCCCAAGTCCGGAGCCTGGCGATGATCCGCGTGGGAGACATGGTCACCTTCCGCCACGGCGTACTGACCTGGAACGAACGAGATCGATCGGCGGTCTACCCGGTCATCAAGGTGGAATCACCCAATGGATCAGACACGATGGTCCACGTCCTCTCCCCACACGGGGACACCTTCTGGGAATGGGCACCCACCTTCACAGTCCACTCGAGCGGGGAGACATGAAGATACGACACTTCGCGGCAGGTTCCCTCGTCGCCAAGATCAATTGGGACAACAAGGTGATCGATCACGGCGTCGTCGTCCAACAGGACCTCAACCACGCGCTGACTGACACTCAGGTCCTCTTTCCATCAGGCCTCCGCTGGGAAGCTGCCCACGACCTCATCCACCTCGACGAACTGACCCCACCTTGCAACTAGTTGCACCCCATGATCAAAATCGAACGAGGAGACCTCATCGCCCTAGCACCCCACACCCCCCTCTACCCATCCGCCTACTCAGCCCCCGTCGGCGCGCCCACCTCGGGGTGGGACTACACCTCCGCTCTCGTCATCGCAGCCCACGACTTCTACCTCAACATCATCCTACCCTCCGGCGGCACGGCCTGGATACACAACGGCTCATGTCGACTAGCACGAAAAGCAGACCGAACCTGACACCACGACGCATGGGGGCACACGTCATCGCGATGACAAGAGGACCACCCCTCTTCACGAGCGACGAGAGGCCGCGGCGGGCGACGGGCAACTGTCCACCACCGGAGCAAGCAGACCGAAAGGGTCATGGGTGAGCATGGGGGCACACAGGGCCTCAGAGCGGGGTTCGTCTGGGATAACGCGCCAAGAGGTCACTAGCAACTCCTGCACATCCCGCACCCGCCAGGGCACATTTGCAGATCAGCTGCCCTCCTGACTCACCAGAGGCACTCGAGATTGTGTCCACTTGTCCTCGCTCGTGGGGTGGCATTTGCAGCATAGAGTGGAGGCAGGTGGTAGGGAGTGGTGGAGGGTGGTAGGAGAGGGCAGCGTGGGTGGTGTGTCCGTGTAGTAGATGCACGTCGACCCCGGAGGGATGTAGGGTCCGCTGCGGGGTCGGTGGGAGGTGGGAGATTGGTTGCGTGGTTCAGTAGTATCCTGTGGGGGACTTGTTGGAGCCGTGGAGGCCGCGCAGTTCTTCTGCGTTGTCGAGGAGGTCTTCGAGGAGGCTCTTGGCGCTGAAGATGTCGCGCATTAGTTCTTCGAACGACCCGTCTTCTAGATCCCCAGAGAGGTGATCGTTGAGGCCTTCGTACGCGTTGAGGATTGAGACCATGTCTTGTTTGATGAGGCCTGCATCCAGTTCCGGGGCCTCGTGGAGTCTCTTTGTTCTCTTCACTTCTTCTCTGATGATTGATCTTAGTTGGGTTGCTGTGAGTTTCATTTGTCTTCTCCCGGTGAGTACGTTGTTGGGGTATCAATCCACTTCTAGTTCTGTGTGGACGTAGTCCAGGAGGTCGTCAAGCGATCCTTCGTTCTCTTCGACGTACATGGAGTCTTTCCAGTTCGCCATTATTTTGTCGCCTGAGGCGAAGAAGGTGACGCTCAGCCTGACTTTGTCACGGGCTGGATATCGTGGGCTCATCATCATTGGGTTGGCTTCCTGAAGTTTGTGGGCCTTCTGTACTTCTTCTGCTATGATCTTCTTTAGTTGTGTTGCTGTCAGTTTCATGTGGGTGTTTGTCTTTCTCCCGTCGTGGGGGTCGTCTATATGTATTATGGAGGGTTGCAGACTTTCTGGAATTTGTCTTGCGCTCGTGGGATTAGTTCCTTCCCGCCTTCTTCCATTCGATCCGATCCACGGTGATGTCTCCCACTCCGATGGATTCCCTCTCGTTTGAGAACTGAGGTTTGATGAGGGTGTACATCAGCTTGGTGACGTGGACGAAGGTGTTGGGTCCGTCGAGAGAGGCGGGTGCGTGCATCACGACGCTGTAGACCTTGCCTTGTTTCTCCGCCTCTGGGTCCGGTTCGGCAGAGTCTTCTGCGATGCTCTTGTCCCAGGACCACGACGACACGCCGGCGTACTTGGACTTGTAGGTGTAGTTGACCTGTGACGATCCCTTGGCCGGTAGTGGTTCTGATTCGTCAAGGCCCAATGCTTCCCTGAGCCACACCTCGTCGACGTACATCCCCCTGTAGGCCTTGGTTATCGATCCCGCAGACTTCGATGGTGTGACGTCGTCGAGTGCCTTCTTGTACTTCCCTGATCCCAGCAGGTCCCTGTAGGTCTGCATTGTTTCCCCATCGAAGGAACTTCCGGGGATTCCCCATATGACATTATAGATGTCGCTGAAGAACTTCTTTTCCTTCTCTGTGTCGTCCTCATCCGGTGCGTCCTGTCGTCTTCCGTCCCCTGCGAATGCGTATTTCCCGTAGGCGTCGTCCTCTCCACCTTCAGGTGGAAGCTTGTCAGCTCCTGAGGCTCTCATGCTCTGCGTCTTTTGGACCCTCTTGCGGATCATGCTGAGCACGTTTTGCTTCTGGCGGTCCGTCCATTTTATCTCCCTCTCATACGCCTCAACGTAACCTGGGTGGACGTCCGGTTTGTCCTTCATGGTGACGAGCCAGAAGTGGACCCCGAGCTCTTCCTCACCGTCATAAGGGTAGTGTTCAGGATTTTCCAGGGTGTGTCTCGTCATGAAGTCGGACAACGATTCTCCTGGGTTTGCCTTGTTGCGGAACCCGGAATTCCAGATGGGAGTCCCATCGAAGTTTATCGCTGGGCTCTGCCATCCTATCTCCACGTAGGTCCTGCTCTCCAGTGGTCCGCTGCCTTCCGCTGCTTCTCTAATGATTCTTCTGAGTTCTCCGAGGCGTATCTTCATGGGACATATTTATTGTGAGATCCGTCGATGATACCTGCAAAGTAGATCTTAATTTATCTTCCCGCGTGAGGCGTATAGTTATACACGAATATTCGAGATAAATGGTATGAAGATACGGTTGGATGAATTACGGCGGATTATTCGCGAGGCAGCCGAAGGGGCGAGTCTCAACACCGACGAGCTTGCTGCGATGTTGACTGAAGATGATGGTGGCGCCAAGGTGGTGGTATATCATCCAATGCCCATTGAGAACATGATGCGTAAGTTGCCTGGTGATGTTGTTGACCGGTCGCCTGAACTGATGGCGAAGTTGAAAAAGTATATGGTCGGTTGGGTCCAGGTGGTGAAACCGAAGGATCCTTGTTGGGATGCGATGATGATTGCTTCCATCGCTGGTCCTGGCAAGCTGATGTATGGCATCGGATATGCTTTATCTCCCTCCGGTCTCTTGATCTCCGATCGTGATTCCATGACGAACGTCGCGGTCTCTGCCTGGCGCAACATGTCTGCAAAAGGAACCCGTGGCAAGAAGAAGTTAGACAATGTCACTGAACCTGAGACTCCTGACCCCGCGGATGACTGTGCCGTCCTGAAGGACGATTTCCTCAACTACGCCTATGAGGCACAAGGTTGGGAGATGAGCGTCTTAGAGACGATGAATGACAACCATGAAGCTGTGATCGCTAGGGTGACAAAGAGCGGTATTCTGTCACGTGATGAAGTGGAGAAAGCCTTGGACACGGCCGGTCTATCTTATTGGAGGACTCGTTACAGGGCCGCGTGGTGATGGAGACAACATGCAAATACGATTAGACGATTTAAGACAGATTATTCGTGAAGTTTTAGAAGATGATGTGGAGGAGCAGATCGAGGATCTGCAAGGTCAACCTGAGTTCAAGAACGTCGAGTTGTTCGCAGACATGAAGTTGGACAATGAAGAGTTTGAGTACAACTTCGTTGAGCTTCAGGCGCTGGCACGTAACGTGGACCAGAAAGATGTGTCTCGTTCAAGGGTTCAAGTGTCGTCTGCTTCTCAAGCAACAGTGGATAAAATCCGTGATGAACTAGAAGGGCTGGGGTTCAAATTCGTCGGCCGCAAACCGCTGAAGAGCGTTCGAGGCGTCACATCAGGCGTTCACGGATCTAGTCCATATGTTGGAATGCATTCTGGATCTGGCATGGGAATCAACTCAGCAGGTCCCGTTGGATTCGGGATGGGTGGTGGTCCTGGTGCTATGGGTAGCGGGAAGAAGTGGGACGCCTCAGCCCCAGGAAATCTTTCCATGGGTTCTAGGCGTCGTTGAGAGTGTATATTGCGTATAGCGAATCTTAAAAATCCATTGCAATGTCGAAAGCCATGAATCCCGCGTCGCGAATTTCTGACTCTATCTCTTCTCGCCGGTGGCCCGAGGGATCGATCATCTTCAACGCTCTTTCGTGATTATTGGTCAAACGATCGAGAAGCGCTGCTTCTCCCCCAGGACCCTTGTACGCAGCGTTGAGAAACTCTTCATCGTGTGACGTGAAGCAATCATCGTTGGGGTCTTCTGTGTGATGTTTATCGTGATGAGGGTCAGTCCCAGGTTTCGGATGACTGGCATCGTCAAGAGGTAACATCTTGTCTGGACCTACTTTTGATGAATATTTCTTCCACGCAGCGGTGGCCGATGGTGACACGCTCGATCGATCTGGGACTACGAGTCCTGTAGGCGACATGGCGTACGCAAGACCGTACATAATCTTTCCAGGTCCTGTGATGCCGCGAATCATCCAAGCTCCTCTACAAGGAGCCCCACGAGGTTCAGATATCTGAACGATTCCTACAACCTTGAAAGTGTCAAGCCGCCGGCGGCCAAGGGCCGTTATTAATGCATCGACGTTATAAACGACGGCCGTGCGAGAAGTTCCCGTGTCGGAGACAACAGCGGCCATATCAGAAGTTATGAGATCGTCAAGGTTTTCTAGCAGAGCAGGTTTTGCGATTTCTTCTCTTATAATTTTTCTTAACTGTGATAACCTGATCTTCATTTTTACCTTGTCTCGTCTATATAATTATCAAATACTTTGAAGCATATAATTATTGTGAGAAAATGACGAGAACACAGATAAGGGGCGGTCAGATACAGGACGGGACAATAACGTCTGATGATTTAGCGGACAACGTTACATTTACTAGCGTTGTTGTTTCTGGTTCTCTTGCGGTTTCAGGATCAACAACAATAGATGGTCCGCTCGAAATAACTGGCGATTCTTCGATGGCTTTTGAGATGACTGGTTCTTTTTCGATGACTGGTGGAGACTTCATCATCGATGATGTTGGATCTCTAATCGTGACGGGTTCTCTATTGGTAACTGGGGAAATATCGTTGAGCAGTGGTTCTAATGTTCCAATGGGTACATTGATATTAAGTGGAAGCAATCCCGTCACGATAACCAACGCCCTTGCAAAAACTTCTTCCATGGTTTTTTTGACGAAACAGTCCGCGACATACCCAGCTGGCGCGCCTTTGGTGTCTTCGAAATCCAATGGTAGTTTTACGGTGGTTTCGAACGCCGCAGGAGATTCTGACACAGTTTCTTATCTGATAATCAACCCAGCATGAGTATCACGTTTTTTGTTGTCGTGAAATAAAGAGATCAAATGGTGTAAGATAAATTCCATGGAACGACTAGATCGTATCATGGAAGCGTGTCAATGGGTTAATTCAAAGGGCGTCGGAACTCGAGACGCATGCAAAGTGACGACTCGGGTGAGATGGGCGAACTGGGATAAGAAAGAATTTTCTCCTGCAATGTGCGTCCTTTGGTACTTTGAAACGAGAAAAGAAGGTAACGAATATGACACCTTTTGGATCCCACCACCAGACATTTGGATCGCAAAAGTTGCTCAGTATCTTGATACCACGGAAGAGTGGGTCAAGCAATTCGTCGATCAATGCTCAAATTCTTCAATTCGTCCCTGGAGGTGGGATCTAAAAGTGTCGTTTTTGGAATCTGAAAGCGGGAAAGTCTGTAGACCTCAGATCGTTTGGGAAAAAGTCGAATTGCCAACGACAGACATGTTTCCTGAATCTATCTTCTGTCTGAACAATTATGGAGATAAGGATGAAGACAGTCAGCAAGTTCCATACTGGACGAAAAATCCTCCAGTAGAATTATACGAGAGTAAACTATTGTCTGCGGTTCGTGACTTGTTCGAAGCGAGAAAAGCTGCTGGCGTCGATTAAAAGATAAATCCTAACGTCCAAAGGCCTTGAATTTTTATTCAAGGCCTTTTTTCTTTGCTAACAAAGTTAGTTCGTTCCATTCTTCTATTTTCCAGTTACACTGTTCCAGCAGAGATTCGAATGTGATTCGCACGAAATAATCTCTTACGATGTTTGGTTTTATGTGTTTAAGAGCGTTGTAGATGCACCACCACGCGTCGTGAAGATCTTTATATGAGGGTTCTCTAGCATTTTGCTTGGATGTCTTACGAATCTTCATAAAGAATATGTATGAATCGCAGTAAGAACGCGCAATGTCATCGATTAAAAAGCTGCATTTTGCCGTTTGCTCGCTATAGCAAATCGTGGGATCCTACATATTCTATGCGATTAAAAAATGAAATTGCAGATCCCACTGCCTGGAGTAGTGAAGAAATTTCAGCCCTGTGGCAACTGATGGATCAACTAAGAGAAAAGTCGAAAACAGAAGGTTGGGAGGATGAATTTTTATCCAACGTGAGGGAATGGGTAGATTCTTGTGGTCAATTTCCCATTGAATGGTTAAAATTAAGGAGAAAAGATTGGAAGCTATGACTCTTTAACTTTTAATTTTTTAATCCTCTTTTTGATATCGGCATTGCGTGGTAAATTCTCATAAACAGCATAGATGCCACTTTTGACAGATAGTCAGCCGCAAAGTCTGGAGACCACCCGAGATACTTCTGCACGTATCTGTTCAGCATCTCCATAGATTCTTTGTGGTGATTCTTCAGTTTGTTAATGTCGATGGAAGCACCGCCGTATGAGTAATCAAGGAACTCTGCTTCAGGACGTTGTCCTTTGTGGTTCCAGACTTCGCAATCGTCAGATGGATCGTCAGGCGTCAGGCGTTTGTGCATTGGAAGAAGATTGTCATCCAATGCTTTTTTCTCAATATCGCCACGTTGGCCTAGGGTAACGTACATTGGTCTCGCGTCATCGCTTACCGCTGTTCTGTCAGATATAATCCTACCTGAAGGCGAGAATTGCATAGCTATTATGTACAATAATGGTCCATACTTCTCTTTTGCAAAGACATATTTGACGACCATCGCGTCATTACACCTATCAGATGCTTTGTCTATAACAATCATGCCAACGATGCTATTTTCAGTGGCATCAGCTATGGCCTGTGTGTCTCCTCCCCTACCTTCTTCTGTGTTTAAACTGGCTAACACATTACCAACAAATACGTTTGTTTTATATAGGACTATTGCAATTCCCGTATCTCCATATTTTTCAGTTAGAAGACCTACGTCTTTTTTGGCAGCACTCGCAAGTTTTTCAGCGATTTTTTTTGCGTAATCTATTTGCTGAGCTGAAAGCTGCTTATCTTCTTCAGCCTCTTTTAAGAGTCTTTTGTAGATTTTCTCTAGAACGTAGTTGTTTCTTTTCATGTATGACTCACTTGTTCTTTTCGTCATTTTTTTCAAATTTGTCTTTTACTCTCTTCAGTCTAGAGTCATCGTCGATATAATTGTAAAGAGTTCTTGTAGAGACATCTAATGTTTCAGCAGCGTCAGAAACGGATCCTTGCTCGTCTGCAAGAGCATTCCTAATTTCTATGTCAGCTGAACTAGGATCTACAATCTTTTTTGCCCCTATTTTTGTAATTCCTCCGCCCGGCTTTTTCTTCTCTAATATGATTTCTCTTATCAATTTCCTGAGAAGATTTTCCGTTACTTTTCCAGGTGAACTCATGACATTAATTATATTCTACTTCTAAAAGTTTTATTCAGATTAAACATGTGAACGGAATACAACGTACTTAAGTTGATTACATTTGAGCAACCTCCATATTTAAGGAGGCAGCGTCTTGAATATTCGCTGACGAATTAGAAAGGTAGACATGATATGTTGAAAGAAGCACTTATTGCCCTCGCTCTTACGCTTTCGGGTGGTGGAGCAGAGACAAGGGCTCGAACAGCAGTTGATGCCATCTCTGTAGTTATTGCAGACGTGGATGCGACCGAACTATACCCTGAATTGTCCAATGACCCGAAAGCCGCGAAAGAAAAGTTAGGTAAACTTCTCATTGCTTGGTCATACTGGGAATCATCATGGAAGCATGACGCGTTGGGCGATGGTGGTCGATCTTGCGGAATTATGCAAGTAATGCCAAGAACAGGAGGCGTGTCTTGCGATAAGCTACGTTCTTCGGCAGTGGCAGGCTTCAAAGCAGGACTGGGCGTGATTCGTTCATTAAATAAAACCTGCGGAGGTCTTCGACCAGCTCTCGGTGCATATGCATCAGGTAAGTGTGGTGGTATGAAGACTTTAGTTGAAAAACGTTGCACGAAGTCTGGCGGATGTTGATACATAGTTATGTATGATGGCCTGAATAATTCGGAAAAATCTTCCAATCGAAAACTATTAAGTTATATACAAGATTATTTATTCCAACGATTCAGGACATTGTACTTACTTTTCCAAAGGCAACCGTGCCAGGATTACATGAAGTTTGCGGACTTGAACTTATAGAAAGAATTGCAAAAGAATTTTTTGCAAAAGAAAAAAACTCAGCGAGGGTGTGGTCACCCTCGCTTGGTTGTTGGGGCTTTTTTGATAAAAGCCCGACAGATTATGACAAGTTATTGATTATCGGTTGCGCAAAGAACGGAGATCCCATACTTCCAGATAGAAGCATAATATGGAAACCTTTGAATGATGGTGCTTGGGAACCTTATCATTCAATTCCAAATATGTCATTGGGATTAGGGATAGTTCTTGATAAGAAAATTATTGATATCGATGGATCTTCTAATGTAGCTCTTGGGTTTTTGCTGGGTGGAGAAAATACAGGAGTTTTCAACATGTTGATTAAGCAACATGATGTATATAACATTATGTGGAATATGATCGGTTGATCTAGTAAGAGCAAATGTGATCGTAATCTAGACTCCAATAACACAGTTCTTGATCAACGAGTGAAAGAGCATCTTTTCTTTGCTCTTCTTTAATTTTAAGAGAAATGCCAGAAGCGGTTTTTTCTACGATCGACGAATACAGATCTTTTTCTGATTTTTTCATGTTTTTAACTTTAAGTAGAAATCTTGAGCATCTTTTCTTACATTAGGATTGTGATTACGCCATGAACCTTTATGACCTACGTTCAAATGGCATTCGTATTGATCCATGCATAAAGTGATCAAATTTTCGCTATCTAGTTCGAAAGAAGGATCAATGTGCACTGGAATTATATGATGAACTTGTATTTTCTTTTTCTTTCCACATGCTGCACAAGAATCATTGGATTCTAAATGCGCTGCTCTAACCATCGGCCATAGTTTGTCTCTTCTAAGCGCCTTAGATTTTTCTCTGACGATAGCAAAAAAGACATTAAAGGCATGCTTAAAAGTATTCATGACCTGTATATCGGGCTATGTGGAATCACATGATAATCTTTCGTATACATGTCTGGAAAGACGCCTACATCATCTGAAGTTGGTGGAACAGGCCCATAACAATCTTCAAGATCTACTTCTGGTTCTGAAAGATGAGATATAATCTTTTCATCTTCAGGATCTGCAATAGAACCCAGCTGTTCTCTTGAAGTTAAATCTTGAGAAAGTACATTGCTAATGTGAGGTCCTTCTAACACCTCTCTAATCGTTTCTTTAATATACTCTCTCAAGATTTTGTTTTTCATATGCTTATAACTAGGATTCCTTGGCAGACTTTTCTTTTTCTATTCTGTTCTTAGCAAAACATAATGTTATAGAGTTGCTAATTTCCGCTGTGATGCTTACCATCGTTACGAGCGAGAACAAAAACATGGTAAAAAAGAGATAAGGATGTTCAAGCGCCCATTGGATCATTTCATTCTCCCATTCATCTGCGCCACGAGATTCGACCTCTTGTGGTGTCATAGATTGAAACTTCGACCGTTACATCGTCGCCTGGTAACACTACAATGTGATTTTGTCGTAGTTTTCCTGACAACGTTGCTAGCACAGTCTGACCCGTCGTGGTTTTCACCTTAAATAGAGTGCCAGGCAACGCCTCTTCAACAGTTCCTGTGAGCTCTAGACTATCTTCTCTTTCAATCTGTGGTGTCTCTTTCGAGTTCTTCTTCTTCTTCATAATTTTCTATTTTATTTTTTTCTTCTGTCGAACTTCCCAACCCTTGGAGTGGCACGTAGTTTATTCCCTTTTGAGGACTACTTAAATCTCCTCCAAAGTATCCTGCAGACCAGCGTAAATTTCTTTCAACTTCTTCTCTTATAATCTTTCTTAATTCAGATAACGTTATTTTCATGTATCATATCTATTTCCAATTTCGACATGTCGATGCAGTTAGATGCATTAATGACATCTCTTGAATCAACTTCTATAAAAGTCTTGGATGTGGTGATTTCAATTTTAGACCCAGATTTTATAGGAGCCGCTCGTAGAATCGTTAAATTCATACCAAAAAAATCTTCAGGGATCAATTCCAAAACGTTAGAATCTTCTTTCAGGACAACGATTCGCCTAGACGAATGGTGATAACCACAAGCAATTATCACATTCTTTCTCATTTTTTCTTTTATTACTAGAATTTCTTCCTCACATAGAGATGACATGTATCTGGGTAAGATAATCTCTTCTACTTTTCCAGATGAAGAAATCCTTGCATGATTTTTCAAACCACCCTCAATAACTCGTCAAAAAAATATGGTCCTTCAACTGAAATTCCATCTACAAGAACATAGTAGACTTGAGAATAGCTGTTGGACATGTGCTCGACGTGCTTGCTTTTACATGAATTAGAACGATGTACGTCTATAACAATACCATTTTTTTCAGGACTTTTCATTTTAAATTTGACAAGGTCTCCCTTGGAAAATCTAGGTAAAATCAAGCAGTTTCTCCATTGACCAAGACAGCGTCCAAAGTTAAAAATAGTCTAGCAACTGAAGAAGAATTCTTAAGAGCCATTTTAGTAACTTTGACAGGATCGATAATACCAGCTGCCACAAGATCGACAAACTCTCCTGAAGAAGCATCATATCCGAAGTTACTATTGACATTCTTACTCATACATTCTTCAATGACATCTGGTGACTTGCCACTATTATGAGCAATTCTTCTTAGTGGTTCTACACAAGATTTAAAAACCATTTCAATTCCAGCCAAAACATCTCTTTCATAAGAAACATTTTTTGTAGCTTTTCTAGCAGCTATTGAGGCCGTGTATAAAGCCGTTCCTCCGCCTGGAATTATTCCTTCTTCTGTTGCCGCACGTGTTGCATGAAGAGCATCTTCTATTCTATATTTACGTTCAATCATTTCCATCTCGGTCGCGCCGCCGACTCGGACGACAGCAACTCCAGAAGCAAGACGAGCGATCCTGGTTCGAAGGTTGTTCATTTCAAGAGAGCTTATTGTTACGTCGCTAAGCCTCTCTTTTAGATCAGAAACGTGTTCTTGAACCTGCTCTCTTGCAGATGAGGGACCAACGATGGTTGTGGTCTTTGCATCGACCACAAACTTCTTTGCAATTCCTAAATCCGTTAGTTTTACCTTGTCCAGAGACAAACCAGTAGAGCTAGAAATCAGTTTAGCTCCTGTCAGCTTTGAAATATCAATGATGTATTCATCTTTTGAAGTTCCAAATCCAGGAGATTTAATGGCGACAACTGGTAATTGAGATTTTACCCTGTTAAGAACTAATCCTTGTAATGCTTCCCCATCAACATCATCAGCAATGATGAGAAGAGGTTTTCTAGAGTTTACCACTGCTTCAAGAATAGGAATAAGATCCTTTAATGCAGATATTTTTTTATCTGTAACTAGAACATATGCATCATTATAAGAAGCATGCATCTTTTCGTTATTCGTAACGAAGTAAGGGCTTAAATAACCCCTGTCAAACTGCATTCCGTCAACCACGTCAAGAGTGGTTGCCATTCCTTTAGCATCCTCTACAGTAATGATTCCATCTCTTCCAACTTTTTCCATTGCAGCTGAAATTAGCTCTCCTATTTTCTTGTCACCATTAGCTGAAATGGTACCAATTTGCGCAATTTCTTCAGCTGTTTCAACCGGATGGGCTTGAGAAACAACAGCATCTGTTACTAACCTTATCGCAATATCCATTCCTTCTACAAGCTTTTTTGCGTTGTAACCTGCCTCTAGCAAATTTAACCCATTTTTTACTAAAGCGTGAGTAAGAACAGTAGAGGTGGTTGTTCCATCACCAGCCGTATCGTTGGTTTGAGACGCAGCTTCTCTCAAAAGTCTTACTCCCATCATCTCTACTGGGTCATCTAATCTTATAGACTTGCTGACCGTCACACCATCTTTAGTGATAATCGGAGAATCATTCCCATTTTGAATTAAAACTGTTTTTCCATTTGGACCCAAAGTACAACTGACAGCTTCAGCTGCTATACTAAGACCAGCGTATAATTTCTTTCTTGCATCGCTAGAAAACAAGACGCGACTATTAGACTTCAGAGATTGGGGTTCAAAAGACATGGTAATATAGTAAGCTCACTGACGTATTTGTACAGGATTTTATCCTTTTGTAACATTCACGTACACGGGTTGTCCTTTTCTCCAAGCAACGGCTATATTACCTTTGACATAATCGACCAACATAACGTTTAAGATTAATTCTTGTTGTTTGTCTCTGATCTTTTCAATGTATTTTCTTAACTTGTGTTCAGTGTAATCAACAAGTTTTTGCTTTGAATTCGCGAATTCTGTTTTTTGAGAAATATGCATGGTAAACTCAGTGCATTCGCTAATCGGAATATTTGAGTTTCCCCTTGTCTTCATACTATATTTTCGTGCTGGCTCTTTCGAGCCTAAATTCATTGATCTATAATTATCGATTATTAAGTTCATCTTATGAACGTTTTATCACTTTTATGAACACCTTTTTTACGGTGGTTGTGAAGTTTTATTCACAACTAAGCTCAAATTGAGACGTACAAAAAATGAAAAGATTTAATGGAAATACGATTAAGAATCGTATTTCCTAGACTTTTTTATTGCTTTTTTCTTGGACAGCCCGCCTGCCATCATTCTGGATATCAAAACGTCAGCAAAATCTTTATCTCCGTCATCGTCTTTGTCTAAATCTTCTTGCGATCCCTCTGCATGTAGTTCTTCTTTCACAACATCTCTAATAAAAGCTCTTAACTCCAAAAGACTATCTTCGTTATTCATCTTTGTACCTTCAGCCTCTATGGCAGCTATTTGACCCCTGGCTTTCTTTTTAGATGTATGACAAGCCCTGTGCTTTTTACCTTTTTTATCAGTATAGGAAAGCACGTAACCGCCAGAATCTCCGTCACTCTGCTTACATTTTTGTTTGCGTATCTTGTATGGCATTTGTTCTCTATCTTGTAAAATTATCTAAAAAACCTTTGTTTTTTCTATAACTATTATTATACGGCAGGGGGTTCATTATGAACTTACGTTTCCTGAATGCGGTATGTTTTTTTTGCGTGACCTTATCTGGTTGTGTCGGCAACGATTCTTCTTTTGAAGAAAGCGAAGAAATGGCCGACGAAGAATCCACTGAGATCTCTCAGCTTCCGAAAAATCATGATCAAAAACCAGAACCTGTAACAAAAGATGATCACGACGACAAAAGCTTTGGTGGACCATGTCCAGTTGACACGTATTTAATTCTTGAAAAAGATGGTGTGAAGTATATGATAGAAATTCAGGTTTTTTGTGATCCAATACAGAACATCATAAATCTAGGTTGCCCTGAACCTTATTAATCTGAATCTTCTTCATCACTTTGAACGATACCATGCCCTTGGCACCTGTCTTCTTGCGGCACATCAGCCAGCACATATTCAACGTGTTTTCCGCAACCTCCATATGTCAGCTTGTTGCAAATATCGCAACGTCTTCTATAACACATATTACCTTTTCTTCCATTCCATCATTAGCCTGTCATTCGATGATACCCATTTAAATTTCTGGGTTTACTGAGCATTTCTTACTGCATCAGCCAACGTCTCGCTACCATTGTATTTTAGGAAATCGTCTTGCCACAGGACAACAGGATCATCATAACCTTTAGTGACCATCATTGGAACTTTTGTTCCAAATCCAAACATACTTCCTGAACCTTGTATTGCGAATGATGCTGATGCTAGTTCAGATTGTTTGTATTTTGCCTGAAGCATCTCGGCGAACCTTGGAAACTTCTTTTGTATTTCTTCAAAGCTGGTCTTCTTGAGACCTTTCGCGGACATCTCATTTAAATTGGCTGCTTCTAGAAACTCTCTAATGAGTTTTCTCAAACGCTTCTCGCTCTGTTGCATTACTTAGTTTCCTTTTTACTTTTCTTAGATTTCAGACCCATGTCTTCTGCCCACTTGTTTATCTTACCCTTTACATCATTAGGAACGTAGACGCTATCTGCTTTATAAGCAGGATCATCTAGCAGATCCTCGTGATAGCTCTCTTCTGGATGAGATCCTGCACGAGAAGAATATTCTTTCACAAATTCATTTATTAAAATTCTTAATGCTTTTTCGTCAGAATTCACGTCAATACTTATCTCGAGTAAATAAAAAAGCTGTGGAGGAATATTCCTCCACAGCTTTTAATTATTTTTTAAGTTTAAATCAGACGCCGCCGCCTGCGCCACCTGTACCAGTCGTGACTGTTGTACCACCTGCGCCACCGACGCCAGGTGCTCCTCCCGTTGCAACGCCACCGACTCCTGCACCACCAGTTCCGGGCGCACCGCCCGTCGAAGTAACTGCACCACCTTGACCAGCACCACCGGCTCCACCGGTGCCAGTACCAGTCGAACCTGAATCATCACCACAAGCAGCAAGAGCGACGGCGGCGGCGGTGAACAATGCGATAGTATTCTTGATCATTTTTTCTTTAACCTTGTCAACCGAAAGTACGGCTGATGTGAAGAATATATCACGTTCATGTATTGTTTACACTGTATTCAATTAAATCATTTTCCTTTTAAGATCTTTGAAACTGGCTTTCTAGACCACATTCTGCAGCTCCAAAAAGCAGCTTTTGTCCTATCAGAAGCCCTGGAAGTGCCGCAACCATGGCGTGCCCTGAAAGATTTACGAGCTTTCGGATTGTCCCTGCGTATTTCCATATTGGGGTCTCCGAAATTTACTTTCTTCACATTTCCTGTTTTCTTGTCCTTGACGTACACCTTGTATTTCTTCACGTCACCTTTCATCGGTTTTCCAAGCTGAACTTCGCGGCCTTTGTACTCTGCTTCTGACAAGAGGCTGATTTCTTCCAAGTTGAGTTCGTAATCCTCGAAAACACCAGCTTCCATCAATATGAAGGCTTCACTTATTATTTCTCTTAAAACGCCTATGGTAACTTGCATTTGAAATCCTTGGTATTCTTACGATAACTATATCGTATCACGATAAACTACGTTGCGGTAACTTCTTTTGGCGCGGCGGCCTCCGCAGCATCTTCAGGAGTTGCTCCCTTGGTCTTAAATCCGATGTACTCAGCAGCGTCAGCGGGACGACCGGGATCTCCGTCAGAGCCTGGAGAACGACCTGGGGATCTATACCAATAGCCCTGCACGTCAACGCCTCTGTCGATTTCATAGGGATAAAATCCAGATTTTTCGGTAGGGTCAGCTGTCACTCCAGGGCCTGATGGACCCTCCTGAAGTAATTTTCTGATGATCCTCCGCAACTCTCTTAGGCTAATCTTGATCGTTTTCATCTTCGAGATCTTCCTCGATGAAACCTTGCGATCCCAACATCTCTAGTTCCTCTGCGTCCAAAGGATCGTTCGCGGAACCCATCCAACGACCAGGCATCCACGCTTCTTCCTCAATTATTTTTCTGATTATTTTGCGAAGTTCGAGTAATCGTAATTTCATACGCAAATTCTATATATGGATTTATCTCGTCATCTTTAAGAATTTTGAATACATATTGTCATGATGAACGATGAATCTTTTGGTAAAGACTGGAATGGTGGAGAAGAAGACCATGAAGGTTACATGGCCGTCGCACAACTCCACAGAATATCAGAAATGGCTGATATGATGTTAGAAGTGATGGGAGAAAATGATGAAATCCCAGGCTGGATACAATACAAGATCACTCGAGCATACAACGATTTGAACGATGCTTTCGCATATATAGAGTACGAATCTCATGATGAGACTCAACAGCCAAGTGGCGTTTTTGAAGGTCGTAAAAAGAAGAAAAGAGGGTTATGGGCCAACATCCACGCACGACGAAAGGCTGGGAAACGTCCAAAACGCCCAGGCGAAAAGGGTTATCCAAAGACGTTGGACATTGGTGAAACGATCGTCAGAGAATTTATAAAAGAAATTCTGAAAGAAAAGTGATGTTGGCAGGCATCTTGTTCCTTCTCGTAGGAATCGGAATATTCCTGGCGACTCTGGGGCTTAAGACGTAGATTTGTTAGAGACTATTTCTAATTGAGACACGTGAAATTCTCGAACTTCAAAGGGGTTATTCAAGACTCTAACGACGGCGATGTCTTGAACTTCAGCATGAAATCCAGCGACAATGTAGAGAGATCCGTATAGAGGATCTTCAACCCATTCGTAAATCCAGCGAACTATATCACCAACAATGGGTTTATTTTGAGGAAGATGACACGGCATGCTGATTTTCCGCAAATCTTGAAGAATTTCGTCAGGCTCGCTGGTCTCAGCTGCGCTCATCATTTTCTTATCAATAATTATCAGCTTTCGTCATGGTCATCAGGATTTTGATCTAACGTTTTTTCGATAATTCGTTTAAAAGTAAGCCAAATAATCGCAACAAATCCTTCAGCGATTATTTGCGTAGCCACCCAGCCATAACAAAGGATGGTCATACCTATCATCGCTGAATCGGGATTTGAGAACGATTTGAAACCAACGAATGCCAAAGCTGTCAAAAAAGCGAGTGACACAGCTGCCTTTAAAGTCATTACATTCTTCCTTTGTGATTAGTTGCCGAAGATTGAGTGATCGTCTTGAATCTTACACCTGGATCAGTGGACAGATGAGATCCTAATTGACAGCTCTTGCCCTTATGGTATCCTGCGTTGTTCCTGTAAAATGATGAGTACTTTTCGCGATCAGCAGTAGAGTCAAAAGCAAGAACGGTGACAGAAGCCTGTTTGCCGTCGCCGTTGGCCAATCCCAGGTATTTCACCGTAGATTCTACCGAACACTCCGGGCACGTGTTGACTCGGCCACCGGCACGAATCTTCGCAGGCGAATTTGTATCGAACATGCAGCTACACTCCACACATTCTCTTAGCATGGATCTAACATAACATGAAAGATAGGGACTTTTCACCGTGCCGGTTGACATTGTGGACACCAGTGAACCATCCTTCCCCCGCCATCACGTTCATTGTTAATTTCATGACCCTTGGGACATTTGGACCTAGCGTACACCTTGAAAGAAAATTGAGATGTTCCTGTCGATCCGTTCACGTCTCTATAGGTCTTGATGGAGGCTCCCTGAGATGAGTAGGACTGACGAGAGATCCTCACTGATTCCTCACACAACCTCACATACTCCTGAGATGAAATGTCCGTCACGTTACGCCATGGGTCGATACCACAAGAAAACAGGAGTTCCGCGCGAAGGTAATTTCCTATCCCAGCCACCACAGATTGGTCCATGAGGGCCTCACAAATCGTCCTGTTAGGTTTACTCAGCATTCTTTTTGCGAATATTTCTGGTGGTAATACATCGTCTCCGAGAACATCAGGTCCAAGACTCTCCAACTTCTTCCTATGTTCTCTTTCATCTTTGACGAATTTTAACGTGCCGAACCTACGAACGTCGTGAAATCCGATGCTCTTCGGATCGTCACCGTATGAGAGTATAACGGCAGTGTTTCTATCTGGAGGTGTAGTGGTCCATTGGCCCGACATGCCGTAGGTACACCATAACCTCCAGGGACCCATCTTCCACCACATGAATTTGCCTTTGGTGTCGATGGATTCGATAACATAGGAATTGGCTTCATTGTCTCGCAAAAATCCGGACAATCCTTCGACTGGTTTCTTAATATATCTACCACCAACTACTTCGAACTTTCTGACGCGTTTGTTGAGCAAAATCTCACGTAAAAGATCTCTTGAATGACGAAGCTCAGGACCTTCAGGCACTAGAACAACCCTCCTTACGAGCTTTTATGCTTTCTTTTGAAAGATTACCACAACAGTTTGTATATTTACACATGGATGTCAGAAACACAGCTTAGAAGATTCATCAGACAAGTGTTAATGGAAGTTAGTTCTCCTACGGAAGAATTAGCAGGGTTCTATGAAGACGCAAGCGATTGGGGGATGAAGGCAATTACGTTGTATTATCCTTCTAAAATCGAACCAGACGCAGACGACGTTTCTCAAGCGGTAGTTGGATACATCGCAGCTCAAAAGCCTAAGCAACGTTGCGCAGGGGCGTGGGAAATTAAGATGGCAGGTGGTCGTGGATACGGAGGCGTTTTATATCCTGCAATGTTCGCTGCAGTCGGAGGACCACTCATACCTGATAGAAACTCGCTTACCGATGACGCTGTAAAAGGGTGGAGCAAACAAGGTTCTCGTAAAAAAACAGCTCTTGACAATTTCTACGTAGATGATGAGAAAAAGGCCACTCCTGAAGATGACTCTGATGACTGTAAAGTCAGAAATTGGAGTCGCGATAAAGAAACAGGACAGTGGTTAGGAGACCCCGTACTTGATAATGCGTATTTCCCGAAAGGAAATGAAAATTCCATCTTTCAAAAGTTATTATTGAATCACGATAACTTCGTTGAAAGTCTTAAGGATAAAACCGTAGACGTTAATTCGCTATTGGCACGAATCTCGAAGGCTGGTGTCGAAAGATTTGAAAGAGAACGTTTGGGTTAAAAATAACCTCTTAATGAAGTATAATAAAAACTATGTCGATCTTTAAGGAACATAAGACAATCGCTGATCGATCTGCCTCCGATCGACGTCGTCACAAACAGAAAATTGAGAAGGCAATTCGAGATGGAATCCATCACATCGTTGCAGATGAAAGCATCATAGGCCAAGACGGTAAGAAAAAATTCAGGGTTCCTGTCAGGGGAATTAAGGAATACAAGTTCGTCTATGGCGACAATAACGGCAACAAGCAAGTTGGATCAGCTCCAGGTAAAGACGTTAAACGTGGCCAAAAGATAGGTGAGGGACAGCAACAAGGTCAAGGAAAACCTCAAAAAGCCAGCGACAAAAAAGGAGAAGAGTATTACGATGTTGAGATCACGTTAGAAGAACTCGCAGAGTATCTCTTCGCTGAACTACAACTTCCCGAGTTGCAGAGACGTCAACTATCAAACATATCAGCTGACAAGCTGAAAAGGAATGGATATCGCACCGATGGTATTCTTCCACGCCTAGACAAGAAGAAGTCTGCAATCGCTCGAATCAAGAGAATGAAGGCGGCAGGATTTGATCCTGAGAAGGCCGAAGAAGGAGAGACCTTCTCTTTCCACGAAGACGATTTGAGGTACAGACACTTCAAGGTCACGCCGAAACCTTGCACCAACGCAGTCATATTTTTCTTGATGGACGTCAGCGGGTCAATGACGCAAGACAAGAAGTTCCTAGCAAGATCCTTCTTCTTCTTGCTCTACCAGTTCATTAGATCCAAGTACGAAACGGTTGAGGTCGTTTTCATCACACACGACACCGAGGCGAGGGTGGTCGAAGAGAAAGAATTCTTTACCGAAGCCACCAGCGGAGGAACGATCGCATCCAGCGCTTTGGAGTTGACGTTACAAGAGATAAGTAAACGATTTCATCCGTCATCATGGAACATCTACACGTTTCAGGCGTCCGACGGTGATAACTTCTCGTCGGACAATGAGAAGTTCATAGGTCTCGCCCGTGAACTAAAAGACATCTGTCAGCTGTACGGTTACTGCGAGATTGAACCTGAAAGGTATTACAATCAAGACAAGCTCCATACAACGATGCAACCTCTCGTCGGACCAAAATTAAAGACCGTTAGGGTGGTAGAGAAGGCAGACGTATGGCCTGCTTTTAGAACATTGATGGGTGGTACAGGCGTGTCTTTGACCAAAGGATGAAAATGGATTACACATTAGATACATTGGCAGAATGGGATGATAAGATCTGCAAGTTGGCCAAGGGTCACAATCTCGATTGGTTTGAGATTGCCTATGAAACTCTCGATTATTATTCAATGATCGGTGCCATGGCCTATCATGGTCTTCCTACACACTTCGATCATTGGTCCTATGGTAAAACGTTCGAACAAACATTCCACCGTTATAACCTAGGTATGGAAGGTTTGCCGTATGAATTAATCATCAACAGTGATCCATCGATCGCTTACCTCATGCGTGAGAATCCACTATACCTGCAGATCCTCATCATGGCGCATTGCGTCGGACATAGCGATTTCTTTAAGAACAACAGGATGTTCAAGGCCACACGACCTGAGACAGTTGTGCCTCGGTTCAGAGCGGCGAAGAAGAGAATCCAATCTTACATTGAGAATCCCAACATCGGTGTGGAAAACGTGGAAGAGGTGATAGACTCCTGTCACGCAATACAGTTCCAGACGACGAAGTACGGACAAACCCGCAGGACTCATGCAGAGCTCAGAGCCGAATACGTCGAACTGATGAACAACGACAAGAAAAATGAATATAAGAATTTCGATGTCAATAGAATTCCGCTAGAACCTGATTATGATCTATTAGGTTTCATCTCGGAACACGGTAAGATGCCTGATTGGAAACGCGACATCATTGACGTTTGCCGTGACGAAGGCCAGTACTTCTGGCCACAGATACAAACGAAGGTCATGAACGAAGGATGGGCTTCCTACTGGCACTACACCATGTGTCATGAGTTGGACCTACCTGATGGTATGCATCTACCTTTTATCAAAATGCACAACCAAGTGGTCAGACCACACGTGGGAGCGATCAATCCTTATCACTTAGGCTTCCATCTATTCCAGAAGATTAAGGAGAGGCATGGCATCGAAGAGTGCTTCATCGCAAGAGAGACATGCCATGACGCTTCTTTCCTCCGCCAATATCTCACGGAAGAGGACTGCGTGGATCTCAATCTCTTCACATATTCATCGAAGCGCCACGAGGGAATTACAGTCGATGAAGTTTCAGATGACTTAGGGTGGGAAGAGGTGAAGAAAGATCTCGTCAACCAAGTGGCAGGTGGATCCATTCCAGCTGTCTTTGTGGATGACGTAAAGAGAGATGGTACATTGATCATCAAACATGAACATGATGGTCGAGATCTAGAATTAAGCCATGCCAATAAAGTCGTGGAACACGTCAAGACTCTGTGGGGTAGCGACGTGAAATTCTTCACAATTATTGAAGATGAAACTTGGGAGATTTGATACACTGGAGCAGGGAGAGGTATACATAACAACATGAGCGTCAAGAAGCAACTACTCAAACAAATTCAAACGGCTCGAGAAGAGTCATCCAAAACAAAAAAGTTCTCTGGTAATCTTATGGATTACGTCGACCTCGTCGAAAAGGAACCATCAATAGTAAAATCGGCGCATCGCAGGCTCTATGAGGCCATCGAGGAGCACGGTTCCTACGTGATGCCTGACTCAGACTCACGCAAGTTCAAGGTGTTTGACGGCGACGCCGTTAAAGTCCACAAGTACTTTGAGGGTGAGTTCTTCGGAATGGAGACGGTCATTGACAAGATCATGTCGTTCCTGTCTTCAGCAGCACACAAGGGTGAGGAATCTCGCCAGGTTCTACTCTTAATGGGACCAGTCGGAGCTGGTAAATCAGCATTAACAGAGCACATTAAACGTGCGCTCGAAGGCAAGAAGTACTATCACCTCAAGGGAGATCCTCATCGTGGTGAGCCCCTACAACTCGTCCCACGTTCTCTTCGTTCGGAATTTGAGAAGGCACTCAACGTGAAGATTGATGGAGATATCTCTCCCGTTGCACGTCACAAGCTCCTCAACGATTATGGCGGTAAGTATGAGGATTTTGAGGTCGAGGAGACCACGTTCTCTCAGAGGGGACGGAGAGGCGTAGCTGCTGTTCCTCCAATGGATGCCAACAGTCAGGACGTTTCTGTCCTCATCGGCTCGGTGGATATCTCTAAGCTTGACAAATACGCAGAGGATGATCCACGAGCACTCTCACTCACAGGTGCATTCAACGTGGGCAACCGTGGCATCGTGGAGCTGGTCGAGGTCTTCAAGAATGAGATCGAGTTCCTCCACACCATCATCACCGCCACACAGGAGAAGAGGGTTCCATCACCTGGTAAATCGGACATGCTTCACTTCGACGGCGTCATTCTCGCCCACTGCAACGAGGCTGAGTGGAACCGATTCCAGTCGGAGCACACCAATGAGGCTATCATGGACCGCATCGTCAAGATCGCAGTTCCTTACTGCCTTGAAGTTGATCAGGAACAGAAGATCTACGAAAAGATGCTCGGTAAGTCGGACTTCAAAGCGCATATCGCACCGCACACCCTCAAGGTTGCTTCAATGTTCTCAGTCATGAGCCGCCTGAAACCCTCGGCTAAATGCGATTTGTTGACGAAAATGAAGATCTATAACGGCGAGGACGTCTTAGAGAAAGGTCGCGTTCGTAAGGTCGACATTAAAGACCTTCGTGAGGAAGCAAAACACGAGGGTATGGATGGAATCTCCACGCGCTTCATCACCAAAGCGTTGGATAATGCCCTCACAGCATCCGACAAAGGAATGATCACGCCGGTTTCTGTCATTGAGTCATTAACCAAGATGGTGAAAGAGCAGATCAACGATGAGACATTCAAGACAAAGTGCCTTGAAATTCTCCAGAAGACAGTTCGTGAAGAATACCTTAAGATCCTCGAGAACGAGATCGCAAAGGCATTCATTTCCGCCTACGAGGAACAGGCTCAATCCCTCTTCGACACTTACCTTGACAATGCAGAGGCTTATACCACACGCGTTAAGCTCAAGGATCGCGTCACAAAAGAAGAGAGAAAGCCAGACGAGCAATTCATGGCTTCAATTGAGGAGCAAATTGGTATCAGCGGCTCCGCACGCGACGGATTCCGATCTGACGTTGCCGCCTACATGTTCGCCAAAATGCGTCGAGGCGAAAAGGTCGGATTCCGTTCTTATGAACCACTCCGTGAGGCCATTGAATCATTCCTCATCTCATCGGTCAAATCACTTGCTAGAGTCGTGACCAAGAGCAAAACTCGTGACGAGGAGCAGAAGGAAAAGTACAATGAGATGGTGGCAACACTCATCAAGGATCATGGATACACCGCCGAAAGCGCAGAAGAGATTCTTGTGTATGCTTCAAATAATTTGTGGCGTGACGCTTGAGAGACATCAAGAATATTCTTTCAATAATTATTTGATGTTGCACAAACGCAAATAAATAAAAATTCAGGACCAAGGTCGAAAGGCCGAGGTCCTGAATAGTTTTAAATGATTTTTAATTATACTAGCACGTCTAGTCTGACTCTTTGATATCTACCATGCAAGCCGGCTGTTCCTCCTGCTCTCTGCATGCCAAGTAAAATTCCTAAAGATTCCCAAGGTCCACCACTCATGTAAGGGCTTCCATGTGAATTAAACCCTTGTGCTGTGCTAGACCAATCTTGCAATTGTGCATAATTTCTAAGACTGCAAGATAGACCAGGAGAGAATGTTTTTATGGAAGGAAATGCATCACCAGGATTCATGCTTCCGTTTCTATACTCCATTACATTTGTAAAGGCAGGTCCCGAATTGTTCACCGACCCAAATTCAAAACAAAAAGTTCTTATCCCACCTGCACCCAGTGAGTAAGAGTTTGAACCATTCAAGAATGTAGTTCCGTTACCAGCAACGCTACCACCCGTACCATTTATGTCCCAAAACATAGCAGTAGTTGGATTTGTACCACCAGTGCCATAACCCAATTTTATGATGATCCCCCAAGTCGTTGAATTTGTGTCAAGTCCAAGAACGAAATTGTCGAAATTTGCGCTGATATTATTAGATCCCAACGAAACATACAATCTAATCCTGCTACTCCAGCTGTACGCAAGATCTGCTGGCAGTATTCCGTTCAACGGAGTCCACAGGTATGGCATGCCACGTGTAGATCCGTTGTAGTCAGAACCAGCATTAGGCATGAACTTCAATCCTTCAGAAGGAACCAACGCGGCCGCGGTTGAATCAGCTGAAGAATTTCCTTTAGTAAAAGTTTTTCCGGCGATCGTGTACGTGCCGTCAGTGCTGAAAGTCTGCGCAGCTTGAGTTGTAAAGTCTATATCTAAAACTGTCTGCCAACCACCTGCAGTTAGCGTACCCGCAGACAAATCCAGACCATCGCCAACAACGACCTGCGAACCGTCACCAGCTAGAAGCTTTGTTCCATCCCCGGGCCAGGAAACACCGCCCCCTGCACCACCAGATGCGGGTTTTATTCTCACACCATTAAAATTTATAGCCATAATTACTCCTCAGAGACATCTGTAGACATCTCTTAAGAATAAATATGACATAATTAATGAATTAGTCATTAATAAAATTCAGGACCAAGGTTGAAAGGCCGAGGTCCTGAATAGTTTTTGTTGTGTTTAACGACTAGATTGTTATAGTTTGTGTTGGTGCTCCGTCAAATTTTTTCCAAACAACAGGAGAAGCACTAGAGCAAACGTAGATTCCCGTGTCGGAGTAAACGACATTTCCTACTGCAGGGGCGGCAGGCAGTTCAGCCGAGCCATCTGGATTTGCGAAAGCTGTTGCAGAAGGTGTGAAATCAGTAGAATATCTTGCGATACCTTTGCTGACTCTAATTTCATCGATATATCCGTGAAATGGATATTGAATAGCATTCAATCTGTCAGCGCCAATTACAACTGCAGCTACGGAATTAGTTGGTACATTGGCAAAAGTTGCTCCTTGTCTAATACCATTCCAATAGATGGATGTGTTACCTGAGAGTTTTACTACGGCAAAGTGATACCAGGTTCCCGTTGTTATCGTTGGAACCGTTCTCGTCACAAGACCAGATGCAGCAAAGCCAATTGTCGTAGAGTTTATAATATAAAATTGCCAATCTTGAGAAATGGTAGTTTGATGTTTTGCAATTGGACACATTTGAGATGCAAGAGAGCTGGGGTTTACCCAACCTTCTATCGTAAAATCTCCTGTACTTAAGTTGAAATCGTTATTATACGAATAATAGAAATAGTCGCCATTTCCATCAAAATATCCGCTAGACCCGCCAAATTTGCTATCGGTTGTACTAATCTTTGCATTGCCACTAACCGTGGCAGCTTTTGGTGTATAAGAATTGTCGGTAAATGTTGTGCTGTTGTTTGCTCCATTCATGTGAAGAAGCAAAGAAACTGTTGAGTCTCCTACCGTTGCTATATATGTAGATCCCGAAGACCCTGTAGCACCTGTAGCACCTGTAGCACCTGTAGCACCTGTAGCACCTGTAGCACCTGTAGCACCTGTAGCACCTGTAGCACCTGTAGCACCTTGAGGACCTTGAGGACCTTGAGGACCTTGAGGACCTTGAGGACCTTGAGGTCCAACTGATCCACTAGATGATAATGTTCCGGCAGACAAAGTCAAACCATCACCAACAATAACCTGTGAACCGTCACCGGATAGCAACTTAGTTCCATCACCAGGCCAAGAAACTCCGCCACCTGCACCACCAGATGCGGGTTTTATTCTCACACCATTAAAATTTATAGCCATAATTACTCCTCAGAGACATCTGTAGATGTCCCACAAGAATAATTATGGCTTAAAATCGCCAACGAATTATAATTGTTTGATCACTCAAAGCTATAAGACACGTCGACCTTCACCTTGAGGCTAGGAACTCGTAAATGGTTTGCCAGACCGATCGATTGGGCTTCTTCTGCGTCCAAATACCAGTCGGCGTGTGACCTATCATGAATTTGCTTCAAAAAGAATTCAGGTTCTTTACCACAATTTGCGGCCATTTCTCTATACACAAGCTGATTCAACCTGTCACCTTCTTTTGCGTCGGCCTTGATCTCTTCGATCTTGCCGCGCGCACCACTGGAGACGTCATGGATCATGATGGTTGCATGTTTATCCATGAAGCGATATCCAGAAGCACCATAACTGAATAACAAAGCTCCGCATGACATAGCCTTACCTTCGACGATTGTTGCCACCGGAATGTTTGAAGCCTTAATGTTTGCGATCATGGACATGAGAGAGTAGACTTGACCCCCATAAGAGTCTATGACCACGGGGATCATCGTTTGACCCGTGGACTGAGCGGCCGACATTTGGTTGGAGAACTTTTCAGCGGCCTCCTCGTCAAATTTATTCACCCTGATGATCACCGGGCTGTAACGCAGCTCGACTTTTTCTAAACGCTTTGAGATGTCTTTAATGATGTTCATATATTTTTATATAAGTATGCTGATACTCGTTCACTTGGGCCTGTGTCATTTGGCATTAGAACTTCGTCGAAACTATTTTGGCCCCTGAATCATTTGTTTTTTCTCGGTCTTCCTTTTTGCTTATTTCTTGAGGAAGAAGCAGGCACAAATTTTTTAATTAATTCTTCCCTAGGTATTGATTCATTTATTTTCTTAATCTCGTCTTCTAGATCTTTAATCTTGTTTGTCTCAGACTTTAACCATTTATCAAACCCTGTCGTTACGGTTTTTTGCCAAGAATTTTCTAACGAAGAAAGCATTATATGCTCTATTTTCATGAGAATATCATGACGTGAAACAGAGTCGTTCGAAAGTAATACGGCTTTATATAAGTCAAGCAATTCTTGAGGTGATAGCTGTAACATCATACTCAATCCACCACACCATGAATTACGTTAGCCTTAAGTAAGCTAGTCCACTCCTTCGGGAATTTTGCGACTTGAAAGGTCTTTTCATCACCATCTTCATTAAGAAGTGCAATCTCTTTACCACGGCGGACAATCTGCAATACTTTTTCTCCGTCATCGATGACTGTGCCGTCGTCATCGATGACATCAAATCGAAGATCCTCGTCATCACCGAAGAAAGATAGATTACCAGATTCGCCACGGGGCGTTTTTACCCTGCAAGGAGGCAAATCCATCAAATTCCATGCAGAAACTTCTTCATCGTAAGGGTGAAGTTCTACTTTTACGTTTTCATTTTGTTCGTCATCTAAATCATCATCTTCATGATCATGATGAATGAGTTCATTTTCAAGAATTTGCATGATCTCTTCAACTTTATCTTGAGTTCTGACGCTGACATCTGGAAGGGTGAGATAGTGAAAAAGAACGTTATGTAGAAACAACTTTTGTGAAGATGTAATTTTCATCATTGCTAAATTAATCAATGTAAGATTCTTTGTTCAAACTCAAGTACTTTTTGTGACGTTTACTCCGACGTCAGATAAAATCTGTAGCATTTTGCTCGCGGCGGTGGAGGCCGAAGAAATGATGACTCGCTTCGTGGGGTTCTTCCCAATTTCAGCCAACGTAGCTATCGCCCTTGCGGCGTGAATGCCATCGTAAAGTCTCTTGAACCCGTTACCGTCGAACCAGGAATCAGGTTCAGCTGTAGAAGAAAGGTCATCATCGAGGTACACGATGTCCCAATCTTGTCCATCCATCTGCTGTAAAAATTGTAGGTAACGGTGTGCGTGAAACACATCAGAATTTTCGTGGTGCGCTGCAATTGTAAGAAACTCACTCTCAGAATCGTTTAGAACCAATACTTTCATTTTAGCTTCCGTTTACTCGCTCCCATTATACATATAATGAGAAATTATGTCACTTAATAATCCAAGTTCAGGCTTTTTTAGCACACCAGAATTTCAAACTTCAGGTTTGCCATGGACAGTTACAGCTGCCACGAGCGGAGTAATCGTCGCCAAGTACTCTTTACCAAAAGTCACTAAAAGTATAACTTTCGTGAATACCGACACGACGGCCACCAATAGAATCAGGGTTGGATTTACTGAGAATGGAATTAATGGAACAAATTACGTATTAGTAAATGGTGGTCAGACTATAACCCTTGATGCAAGAGTGAAAGAAATATTCGTTAGAGCAAATGCTTCAGGCGCATATACATACAGCATTTATTGCGCGTTAACCACGATTGATGGAAGGTTCATGCCAATTCTAACCGGTTCCGTCGACGGGTCCAATTATTGGGACGGTGTCGGCTGATCTTTACCCCACTGCCCTCGATAAAACGCCATGGCTACTGTGGCGGCTGATCCAACGTTCAACGATCTAACAGAACCCCACTGCGGGATGTAGATCACATCGTGGGCCGCCACCATCGATTCAGGAGATACCCCAATTGATTCTTGTCCTAAAACAAGCAATGTATCTTCATGCCATTTATAGTCATAAATCGAAGAGGCTCCTGGAACATTATCTAGCACGACCACTCTATGATTCGGATGCTTGGAAATGACGCTCCCAATATTCTCTTCATAGTTTACGTGCTCGTAATTATGCGTTCCGCAAGCTCCGCGGCGATCCCAGCGTCTTCGACCAACGATGATCACTTCATTACACAAGAAAGCGTTGGAAGATCTCACGACGGTTGAGATGTTGAAGTCATTTCCAAAATTCTCAGCCACGATTTTCAAACGGCACCTGTTCTTGTCTTGGTCGGCTAGGATCGCATCATGCTCCCAATATTTGTAATAATCGATGACATTCCTATGATCGAACTGTCCCTGCGGCCACGACGGATTTTTCAAGTCACTCATCAAATTTCCTTTTTATGGCTGTTCGAACGAATTTAGGTAAGATAAAGAAAAGAAACCTTTTGACCCATCTTCCTTCATGATCTCTGCGAAAGCGTTGTCAACACCCCCACTTTTTTCCTCTACGATTTCAAGAATAATTCCTACAGCAAAATCGTCAATGAAGACAGAGGGGGATACTGACTCATGATAAGATCCAAACTTATCGTAGAGAACCAAATCACCTTTTTTGAATGTAATGCTTTGGGTCATAAACAATCTCTATATTTCTATGGCGAACCTCATCTCGCCAATCTTCGATGGACCCCCAAGGTGCCGTGACGCCTGCCACGTCTACGCGTTGTATCTCATCCTCTAGGATATCCGTTATCATTAATGGTCGATCAGGCCTTGCAACGTGGATGAAAACTATCCCAGCTGCAGGAGGCGGAACTCGCAACTCAATCCACGTGGATTTTCTAAACATTTCCATAGTTTACCCCTCTTTCATCTCTTCCTTAATATACATCTTCTTTACAACCTTGTCAAGACCAGGATTAATCACCATTGCCTCAGGGACGATCTTGTGCCTGATCAGGTTCCTCATGTACTTCAGATCGTTGTTGGATTCATCCTCCATCCACTTCAATCCTTTCCTTTTAGCCCAATCAATCAACTCAGACTTAGGGGTGATAAGGAAAGGCCTGATGATGTTGTTCCTCTGATAAGGCAAGATTCGGGGATTTCCGTGCAGAGAATTGAAGATCCATGTCTCCACGGCATCTCCAAGGTGATGTGCAGTAATCACCGGGAAATTGTACATGGAAAGGAATCGATACCTCTCGTTCCGCCAGTATTCCTCCATGGATTCACCCGGTGACTTTTCATTGCTGATCCGCCCGATGGATAAGTTGAGGTTCCTCTCCCTGGCGAATTCCTTTGCAAACTTCTCTGCCTCATCGGATGTCACAGTTCCATGGTGAAAAAATGCCAGGTGAACATCACGCTTTCCGTTGAGAAGAAAATCAGTCACTGCCACGGAATCAACACCACCGCTGAAGGCAACCACACACTTGCGAGGCAGCTTTCCAAGGAACCTGATCATGGTTTGATAATACTAACATAATTGAGATGAGGTTTTCACAGGCTTATTTTGCGAAGAATTATCTCGATCAACCAGGTAATATGCAAAAATCAACTATAATATAAATCAATTACGATATTTATGATTGACTGAACAGAGTTTATACTGTTCAGAAGGAGATTTTATGGCCATAGTGACAAAAGGATCCGGAGGATCCATCAAATTTAGCGGAACGGGAGGAAGCTTAAGCATTGCTTCATCAGGCGGAGGCGGAGGCGGAGCGCCTCCGATGACACTAATGTCAGCCTGGTATGATGCAGAAGATATCATGCAAGCAGATGATTCAGACATCACTAGCTGGACTGATAAGAGCGGAAATGGAAACAATCTAAGTCCATACAATTATGGCGGCGACTGGAAACCAAGATTAGATACAACAGGAACTTATTTTAACGGTAAAAAATCAGTAAAATTTGATCACGTTCGCGGAGGAGACCCATATTACCCTGTGGGATTCTCAATGTATTTCGCAGGAGATCCTACAGCAGGAAACATTCCAGCAGGCTCTGATCCAATATCATTGTATGCAGTTTTCAAACCAGATTTGGCAATACCCTTTGCTATGCAACCAGTTATATCTATCGGTCAAACATACAATAGATTAATTACATGGGGTGGTGCTGATACAAATGGCGTCAACGGTTGGGCGGCAGGGTCACCTCAGAATAGTAGCGGAACTGCAAACTGGGTCTCAGATACAAACTTCACAGGGGGTGGTAGCGATCTGTACCAAGCAAATACAGACGCAAAAATTACTTCATTCATAATCGGATCAGGAGAACAATTACAGAATTCAGAGTACTTGATAAATGGTTCTTCTTCCGGAGTGATTTCAAATTCGACATCCACAACTACCATGAATTTGCCAAGCGCAGGTAATACTGAAATCGTGCTCGGCGGTCTAGCTGGTGAAAGAGGCTTTATGGGTTACGACGGAAGAATTGCTCACGGTTTCAGCGGTAGAATAGCTGAAATAATTCTCTACAAGACACAACATACAGCATCAGAGAGAAATCAAGTATTGGCATACCTCTCTGCCAAGCATGGAATCGCTGTTTGATTTACACACTAAAAACTTAACCTAGTTTTTCGACCGGGAACTAAAACTCCCGGTCGTTTTTATTTGGCTCACTGCATCACGGAGACCCATGATTGTAGTCGAGACTTCGCTCGGGGCGGAGGAAGAGCGATTCGTGTGGAGTTGATTGTTGAACCATTCTCAGATGTTCCACCTTGGCTTGTCTGCATCACGAGTTGGTAGTTCATACCTTTCGAAGATGAATAACTGTTGTATTGACCTGCCAACCACTGATCGTTGAAGTTGTCCTCCGTTTGAACGCAGGATGGAACAGCATTGATTGCAAGACCGAAGACGACCTCACCGTTCTGGAATGTGGTGCAACGATCGTTACCTGGAAGAAACGGATCCACATCCATGACAGCCATTGGAGTTGAGTTGTTACCATTCAGGAAATCAACGGCGCACCAACCACTTTTACCTGAGGTGCAAACTGTCGCCGTTTGAGGCGAGAAGTAACTGAAGAATAGTTTACCATCGAAGAGCGTAGGGGGTCCTGTCACCCTTCCACCGTCGGTAAACACCATTGAAATACCTTGTGTGGCATTGATGATTGGCTCGAATGCCGTACCACTTGTGTTCAAACCATCAACAAATGTTGTAAGGAAGTTGAGAGTTCCTGGAGAAACGGTGTTGAAAGATTCTCCATCGCCTGTTGTCAGCGTCACAGTTAGAACTCCTCGAGAATCTACGGAAATAATTGGTTGTTGTTCGATAGGCTGGCCCATTGTAGCAGCTGACAGTGATGTTGTGGATAGGTTTAAAGGGTTTCCTGAATTGATTCCATTGACAACATAGGATAGTTTTAGAGAATTATTAGGGACAGAAGAGTGATTGTAGGCATCCCATGCAATCTCTGCAGTCCACTTTAGAGGTTCTGGGTCGATCATGTTGACACGCCAAACAACACCGTCTGCATCACCAACGTATACCCGTGTGGATGTTTGTGCAACACCGGATGGAAATGCCACTGGTGTTCCTGTTAGGGGCGAATCAAAGCTAACACGAGTCGGATTCACGATGACACTCGGTGATAAACCACAAGTTGTTGCATCAGCTCCGCTGGGACCGCCTGAGCATGTTACTGTCGATGTCTTTCCTGGGTTATCACCCCATTCGCCTGCCATGCGGGCGATGATTCTACCCGTCTCTAGCTCAACGATGGTCAACGATCGAGAAGGTACCTTTGCGCCCCAGCTTCTGATCAGGGCACGCGGATAATACTGCCCGTTCCATGAGAAGATTGGTGAACGTGATGTAGAAAAGATCCTACGAGACATTGTGACCGTGGGTGTACCTGGATCTCTTCCTCCTGGAAGGATTGCAACACCGACCTGTTTGATGATTCCATCCTTTGGATCCTTGATCTTTAGCGTTGTGATTGCGGCTCCCGGTAAGACCTTTCCGAACAACGCGTTTCCACCCGATGAGTTGACGAGCTGCCACAGGAACCGTGGTTCCATCGGATTGGTGACATCCATCGCATAGTAGAATCCTGAGTCTCCGTAACCGGATGAACCAACCAACACAGTTCTGAACCCTGAGAGATCTGTTGCACCCTCGGAAGTCTGAGTCATGTTCCTGCTGAACACAACGTTTCCAACTGTGAGAGGTCCATCCAACAATCGAGCCTCTGTCTTGAAGTTAGGCCAGATCTGTGGAAGGATCGCGGGAGGAATGAAGCTCCATAGCTCGTTGTTCTCCAGAGAATCCACCGTGGATACGTTTCCGTATGGATCAGGAAGGGCAGCATTCTTGGACATGACAAATGCGTGTAGGATTCCATCGATCGTTTGGGAATACAGCATCGTTGGACGAGTTCGTTGTTGTTGGTAGAATGATTGAGCGCCCGATGGTTTATTGGATGAGAATGATTGCTCAGCTGCATTGGGTGTGGGCGGTTCAACAATCACGGGATTGGACCTGAAGATTGCTCCTAGCGGACCGCACTTGTCCCAACCACCACAAACGTTTGGATCTCGTGAAGGTGACATGTTGCCATTTGACAGAGGGTATACCTGAGAACTTCCTCCGTACCACTGCAGCACTCTTTTAGCACATTCTTCTAATGTGTTGGTACCAACCTGGCTCAGACATGTGGAGGCATCGGTCGACGAAAGGTTCAACAGTTCTGATCCTTTCGGATATGTTCCGCCCAAGGCTGTGATAGTGGAAGATAAATTATCGATCGTAACACCAAAATCAGATTGATATGGTGCTGTAAGATCGGGTGATGTTCCATCCAACCTGACAAAGTTTCCTGAAGTTGCAGGAGATCCCATTAGTTGATCCTCAACAACGGTGGAAGGCCTGATGGTCCACATTGGTTTTACAACATTTCCAACCTTCAACGGAACAACAGTAATGAACTTTCGAGGCCTGACAGATGTAGCATCGAGGTTCTTGTGGAATTGATCCCCCTTGATCTCTTCGATGTTTTGTCGAACAGGTTCGGATGAATTATCGCAGGCATACCTCACCCGCTCGAGGGTTCCACTGGTGGGTTTTGAGGCAGGAATGAGAGCTGATCGTAGTTCATAGTATGAAGCTGGGGCGTTACCTGATTGAAAGGTTGAAGAGATATTGGCGAAGACCGGAACAGTTCTGCTTACTGTTGTTCCTGCGATTGATTTGAGGATCGTATCAAGGGTTTGCTTGAGTTGAGCCTGATCGTTGGGGAAGTACGGAACCTGTCCGTAGGAATTTGTTGGATCTCCAAGGATCGCGGTCTCAAGAAGGTTGCAACAGGCACGAATGGCAGATCTATCGGTGGATGTAAGTCCGGAAGTGAACAGTGGATTGTCCGCGTACTTCCAGTTCAATCCATCACGAGTACAGATCGAAGTTCCTGTCGAAACAGAACTGTAATCAGCAGGAACTAGATCGCTACACTTCTTGGAGAGGATTGTAGAATTAGGTTTCCACCTTGCTGTCTCCAATCCAATGCCGAACACGATCGTCTTGACATCCTGTTCGACAGCGAGCTTTCCTGCCCAGTACGACATCCTGTCGTTCAAATCTCCTGTAGGCTCACCATCTGTCACAAGAATCACTAGTGTGTCTCTACAACGGGCAGCATTGGAAAAATAAACATCAGTTTGAGGTCCAATTGTGGTGAGCGTAGGTGCTGAAGTCGTTGGATGGGGAATGGTCACACCGTTGGTAGAAACATCGTTTGAAATGAACTCATAGGCATCCCTCATTAGAGCTGCAAGAGGAGTATTATGTTCTAGGTTCATCGACAAACCAAGGATAGAATCCTGCACCATTTCGTTGTGTGCAACCGTATCAGTAGCAACTGCATCCGGATGTCCGAATCCAATCAGTCTTCCCTTGTGGGGCAAAGCTCGGGAATTCCTGGCACCAATATCTGATGAAGCCAACGAGTACATCCCACCTACGATAGCTGTGGAAGGAAACAACGTGGCCGATCTAGTTCCTGTGAGCCATGTAGAACTCAACGTGGTACCGGTTCCATGCCAATACGACCATTCAGCCACGTCATAGTACATGTATGGGAAATAATATAGGAAGCAATAGTGACCCATCGTGTTGTTTCGGCACAGGGGATCATACGTGTATGTTACAGTTCCACCGGTCTCAGGAGTCCACCATGCCATCGTTTTATTGGAATAGAAATCAGCCGTGGAGTATCCTGACCACACGAGTGAATCAAATGACATCATTCCAAAACGAATCTTGGATCCATAGGTGTCAAGCAAACCATCGGCAGCCTGGTTCCAACCGATGTTAGCCTTGTTGCACACGTCACGGGTACCCCACGTCGAAGCGTTGAAACAACGTGTGAACCTCGACGATGTCTTAGCACCGCAGTAAGTGATGGCGGATGAGTTGTCTTTATCGGCCGCCTCGTAAGGCCAACCAAAGGGTTGTGCCTTGAGAGAATTAATGATATCAACATCAAGGTTTAATGTAGGAACACAATTCTGTCCACCTGGTTGATGTCTCTCTGAATTAGACATGAGTGGAACAGCAGATGTTCCAAGGCTCAAGGGATCGATCCCAGACCAACAATCCAAATCGTCCACGGTTCCCGTAAGGACCTCGCCTAGAATCGTGTACCTGGCTTTCTTGGGATTTAAAGTGTCCTTGCAGTCCGCGTTGCCACCGTCAAGGGACCATGTCATTGATCCGCTCGTGTCGATTAACAACAGCACATTTGGAATCTTCACTTTGGAATCAAGCGGCGGCGTGAATTGGGCTCGAGCGGTAGAGTAGACTCCTGCAACAACGAACAGAACCATCGAAAAAACAATTTCGAATTTTCGGAACATGATTCTATATTACAACGATTCTACTAAAGATTACATAATTATATTTGCGTCGGACGCTCGACATCGCGTTCGATCAGGAGATCTTTATGGCCATTAAATACAAGAAAACAGAAAATCACACAGCTGGGCAACAAATCAAGTTCACCGGATCTGGTGGCTCAATGGCCGCTGGAACTGCTCCGCTTGGCGGCGGTGGTGGTGGTGGTGGCGAGGCGGTATCTTGGACCAGACCGGCAATGTTTGGAGGCGGAACCGAAACAACAACGGTCAACGAAGGTGGCGACGTTGTATTCCAGAACTCATCTGCAGCATTCAATTCGTTGACATCAACATATGCATCTCAAGCATACACGATATCAACTTCAGATGCTTCTTACAACGCTGTCTCTCAAATAGCCAGCGGAAACGTGCCACTCACCCTCGGCGACATAAACTTCGCTGCTTCATACGGCAGCACTTATTCAGCCGTAATGGGACCGGCAACTTATTATTACTTTATCGCAACTGTCTCCGGCGTGACCTTCAAGATCGCTGTCGGAGTGCTTAGCGGCGGTGGTGGAGGCTTCGGTGGTGGTGGCTTCGGCGGCGGACCATCATGATGATTTGACCACATAATCGTACCTAACATGACCGGCCTGGGAGAAATCTCGGGCCGGTTTTTTATTTGTGGAAAAGCTCAATTGGTAAGAGTAGCTGATACTTATATCATTATGCATCATTGTCAATATTGCGGGAAAGAATCGAAGAAGCCGAACCTAATGTCGCTGAGGATTCATGAAGCTTGGTGTGAATCAAATCCTAACAGAAGCAAGAACTTGAAAATTCCTTCTAGAAAAGGAAAATATGTGGGTGGAGAAGCTTCCCCGATAACCTTAAAGAGAAAAGCGGTCAAAGAGAGAAGAAAAGAGTGCACAGAGACTCAAAAATTCTTATGTAAATTCTGCCAAAAAGATTGTGATCTTGGGAAGTTCAAATCTTCTTTCTTAAGTCTCATGTGTCATGAATCACAATGTCCAGACAATCCGCGTAGAATCAGGAATCCAATCACCGAAGAAACAAAAGAGAAATTAAGAAAGAAATTGTCTGGTCGGCAATATTCGCAAGAAAGAAAAGATCAGATACGCGCTTACATGAAGAAAGCAGTTGAAGAACACCCGGAATCTTATTCAAACTTAAATCGTTTTCGTGCTAAAAAAGTAACAATAGATGGCGTGAGATTTGACAGCACGTGGGAAATAATATTTTATGATTGGGCTAAAAATGAAGGATTGAACCCACAAAGATGCCTAGAATACTTTGAGTATGATTGGGAAGGCCAGAGGAAATATTTTCCTGACTTCTACATAGATTCATTAAAACTCTACGTAGAAGTAAAGGGTTGTGCAACAGACAGAGACAAAGCCAAATGAAAAAGTTTTCCCAAGAAATTAAAGATTATCATGAAGGATGAAATCGAAGCAATAAAAAAAGGAACCTTTAGAGGATTAGTCTAAAGATTCCTTATATTTGTCCGCCCCTACGGACTTGAACCGTAACACTTTGCGTTATGCAGTTCCACTGCGATTTTCATCGCCAACTTACGTTGTTTGTGGTCTGGACTATCCCTTCCCTCTCGGGCTTGACGTCTAGTCTCTACACCTTCCTGTTTTACCAGGCTTGGCTCGGGATTGGCATATGAGTTTCCCCACTTAGCGTTCCCCGAATTTGTCAAGTTATACCGGAGTGTTTCATCCGGCAGCCCTGATTCATAATACATGCATTTTACTGTTTAGTATTATGAACCTTTAAGCGCACTGCTCTGACCTATTGAGCTAGAGGCGGAAACATTCAATCTGCAAACTCAACCTTTTGTTTTCGTTTCCTCCGTTGTTTGATGATCCTATAGTAACCTAGGGTCAGAGTGTTTTACACGCCGTCGCTCAATTATTTTTCTGTTGAGATCAGCCGACGCCTGAGTGCCCGTTGGAACCGGTGAGCGTCAAGAAGTTTTTGGTTGGGATCGTCGTGAGCCCGCAGAAGATCTGATAGTCGATGTTTGTTCCATCGGATCCTGAGATGAAGAGCACGGAAGTCCTGATCTCTTGATCGATGGCGACGCCTTGGTCGAGAGTTATGTAGTTTCCTGTCCGGAGGCCGTTTTCGGTAAACGCCAGGGCAATTTTGTCACCGATATTGGCACCTCTATTAACAATGTTGATGAACTTGGTGACGTAGGGGAACTCATACTTGTGCACGTTCCCGACAGATATAATTGATGAGGACAGATAGGGTAACGCCGATACCTGGTAGGCTGGTGCGTAATACTCTCCATTCTGTGGCCAACTTAGCGACATATTTTATGATCCCTTACCTAATTATACTACAAGATTTTTGTTAGGGGAGAAATATGTCAGGATTTACGACGATTGGTAAGAAATCTTTATTTGCCAGCGAGGGAAGCATCAATGCGAATGCCGTCGGACCTTTCGGTTCTCCCCTTGTGTCCGAAGCGCACCCCACGGCTCAGGCTGCGTTCATCTATACCGTAAATCCAGTACAATGGACCACATCGTCAGCTGGGGCTGGTGCATTCGTGACCGCTTCGCTGGGAATCATGACGAGCTCTTCAGGAACATCTACATCAGGATCCGCCGAGGTGAGGCTGTCTCGAAGTCTCAAGTATCGCCCTGGACAGGGCTCCATGTGTAGGATGACGGCGATCTTCGATCCAGGCGCACCCGACACGCTTCAGCTGGCAGGAATCGGTAACGAAGAGACCGGTTACTTCTTCGCTCAACGGAACAGCGAGTTCGGCATACTGCACCGCGAGAGATCCAAGCGGGAGATCAGAAGCTTCTCCATCACCACCCCACCAGCCGGAGCTGCCACCATCACGGTCACCCTCGGAGGGGCCTCAAGAACTGTCGCGATAAATGGTGGAAGTTCAAACAACCAGACTTCTTACCAATTATCACAGGCAGATTACTCACAGGTCGGTTCAGGCTGGGATGCAGAATCCATCGATGGAACCGTCTTCTTCGTATCGAGACGCCCAGGGCCCGTAGGAGGAACTTTTTCTCTGTTCAACGGAGCAACTCAGATAGCCACAACAGCGGTGGTTCAAACGGGAGAACTACCAATCGAGACATTCATCTCACAGTCCCAGTGGAACATTGATAAAATGGATGGAACCGGTGAATCGAGATTTGCCTTGAACCCGAGGTATGGAAATGTTTACTCCGTCGGCTTCCAGTATCTCGGGTTCGGCAATGCATTCTTTGCGGTGGAGAACTCCGAAACGGGCCTGTTGGCTGGGTGCCACATGATAAAGAACGCCAACAGTAGGACCACCACAGTCCTCAGAAATCCCCAGATGACCGCCAAGTGGGGTGTCTACAACAGCGGATCGTTGGCTACACCTGTCACCATCAAAGGTGCTTCAGCAGGAGTTTTCGCTGAAGGATTGGTGATTCGTAACATAGGACCAGCATTTGCTACGGGTTCTGCTCGCGTCGGCGCAGCACTTGATCTTGACACCACGCTCACACCTGTGTTGACCATACGTGCCAACAGAAACTTCCTGGGTCAATGTAACTACGGCGAGATAGATCTTTTCAACATATCGGTCGGTACTGATACGGGCAACGCCGCGAGTACAATTTTGACGGAAGTCTATGTATACAAGAATGCCGTGCTCGGAGGCCCTGTCAACTTTCAACACGTTGATACAAACAAATCGATAGCAGCAGCTGATCTGTCTGCGACTTCGATAAGCATCGGACCTAATACTCAACTCGTCAAAAGCTTCATAGTTGGTTCGAACGAGGCTACCATCTTGACTATACAAGCAGAAAACTTCTTCCTCACGAGTGGTGAGACATTGACGATCGCAGCAAAGACGAATAAACTAAGTTCTGAAGCAACTTTTTCAATCTCGTGGTTCGAAGACCAGTGATCAGGGTTTCACGCGACCATGATCATCTTCTACTCTGACTACGTCTGCTAGCTCGGAAGTCGAGACCTCGATGACTTCGCAGTCAGTGACGGCAGCCATTCTGTGAAGAAGCCCGGGCGAGATGTGGAAGGAGTCTCCTTCATTCATTTCAATCTCTTGGAGACCGGTCTTCGAATTTCCAAACTCTAGCTTCATGGTGCCTTTCTTCACCATGATTGTTTCATCCTTCACTTTGTGGTATTGCAAGGATAAACGTTTACCAGCCATGACGTAAAGAATCTTACCAAGATATTTTGGATTTTCTGCCCAGATCAATTCGTAACCCCAAGGCTTATTAACTTTTCTCATATATTGCAGCCTAAATATCAATCACATTTACAAATGTCTTCTTTTTAATTTTTAAAATGAACCACCTTATCTAATGATAATCCTTCAGCAATGATAGCAAGGTTCCTATCACCCAAGATTCTCTCCCTCACATCGATATTAGGCGGACCAAATTCCTTGACAAATTTAAATCTTGATGGCCTCTCCTTGATGCTGTCATCCACCTTTCCAATATCATTCACGGTCATGATGAACGCCACCTGGCGATAATCGTTGTGTACCCCATCGAGGGCGTTGATGATCGAATCAAAAGTGAACTTTATCTGGTCGTTTGGAATGGTGCACTTCCGACCGTCGAACAGGTTGTCGAAGTCCTCGAGAAGAACGATTGATCGTTGAGGAATATTGGAGAACATGAGACTGATGTCAAGGTTGTTGTAGTCCGGAAGAAGGTAGACAACATTGATTGGCAACGAATACTTCTTTGATAGGTAACGAACGAATCGCGTCTTTCCATTTCCCGGAGATCCATAGAGAAGAGCGCTGGTCTTGTTCAATTCGCCTGCCAAAACTCTCTTCACATCCTCCTCAACGTCTTCATAACTTCCAGGATTCAGGTACAACTCACCTTCACCCCCGGGCTCAAGTTCACCAAGCCTATCGGTTCCGTGGGGAGTCAAAGCAGAAACCTGTATCGATTCACCTGTGTTCACATGGACAAGCAACCTATCCACCTGTGATCTATTCCACCTGAAGAACGACAGGGTTGACACCGATTCCTTTGATTTCCAGCCGGCGGTCATCAACCTCTCGTTGCGGTGGAAATACAGGGGAATTTTATCCAATAACAGGAAGCCTTCCCACAGTTCAGGGAATCGTGGTGGTGTTACATGTTCTCCGCCGAACATCCAGGATAGGGGCTTTTCTTTTCGTATACGCGACAGGAGAAGCTTCGACACACCATCCTCAAGCCGATAAGATGATGTCAACAGGTATTTGAATGCAGCCCAAACTGAAAGAAGTGTGGAGCCTATCAGGCCGATTAGAGGTAAAATTCCGCTCATCGCTCTATACACTACAACAGAAACTATACGATTTACACGAGGAAGGATATTTAGACGGGTATGGCGCTTAAATTGAAAAATCAAGGATTGTCAGTTTCTCCTTTAGATCCTACCGGCATGCCCGATCTTGTCGCTTGGTACAAGGCTGACTCATTGGCTTTGAGCAACGGGGCAACGGTGACTAATTGGCCCGACGATTCTCCGAATAATAATGACTTGGACAATTATGAAAGTGCTCCTATCTATAATTCATCCGACGCATTGCTAAATGGCATGCCTTCTGTCACATATGACGGTAACGATTCCAACTATCGATCCAACCCCACGGGACTTCCTGTAGGATCTTCTGCGTGCACTACATATGTTGTAGGTTATTGGAGTGGTGCATCATCAACGGCTGACATGTTCACATGGGGATCTAATGCATATACAGGCGCCAGAATGGGTGCAGGATACTACGGCGGCATGATATTTGAGAACGGTGGAATTGGTACACTAGCACGTTCAGTTTCTGCGAATCAGTCTTTTATATTCTCATATCCATATGTTACAGGTGCTAACGTAACTGAGGCTGTGTCATATCTTGATGGAGTCAGTGCCGCCGGGTCGAATATGGGACAGTCTGGTGTTCCTAACATTAGCAATCCTGTTGCAGAGATCACGATTGGTCGTCCTGCTACAGCGGCGACAGAACGCTGGACAGGAGCTGTGGCTGAAGTGCTTGTTTTCAATACCACCCACAATGAAGTCACCCGCGGAAGGATCGAGAGATACCTTGCTAACAAGTATGGAATACCGATAACACCCGTGAAAATTGTAGGAAGCTTTATAAGCAAGGGAAGTGGTAGTGGATTTAAGGTGAAATCTGTCAGCCAACCTACGCCAGAAGCACCAATCACTTGGTCGAATTATCTTTTATCTTGGTATCGATCTGACAATGTTACGCTCGATGGCTCTTATGTAACCGTCATAAACGACAAGAGCGGCAATGGTAGGCATCTTGGGCAAAGTAATGGAAATACCTATTATCCAACCATAGAAACAAATACAGGTGGTACATTTGGAAACTATGACACATGGAGATTCTCAGGCTCCCCGCAGTACATGACAGGAACTATCTGGAATCTTGATGATGCGTCGGATGTCGGTTACACTGTGTTCCATGTCTTTGCGTCCCGAACGACAGGCGCCAGCAAGGGCGTGTGGGATATGAGCCCCAACCAGCTCACGAATACTTACGGTCTAGCGGCATGGGGTCCGGACGGTAATCCGCCTATAGGTATTGTGAGATCTGGGGTCACACCAACCCTATCATTTACACGACCTACAGACAATGTGCCCCTAGTATTCACAGTCAATTGGCGTACAGGATCTTCCGGCACTAATTGTGAAGCATGGATTAACGGTTCTTCAGTGTCAGGGCCCACAACACTAGTGGGTGCTGGTACTTCTAATCCATCGCACTTTCGAATTGGTTCATTGTGGCAAGATGTTTGGCACTTTGAATCATCACAGGCGGAGCTTCTCATATTCAGCGGAACCTTACCTGAAGCTGGTCGGGCTGCGATAGAAGCTTATTTGATGAATCGTTACAACATCGCTTGATTCAATCCACCAAATCCACCCGGTAATGTGACAACCCCTTTGGATCCACCCATTCCATTCCCTTATCGGTAGCAAACTTCCACTTGGATCTACCATCACCATTATCCTCAACACCCAGGTAAATCCCCACAAAACCATTAAATGAAGGAAAATGGGTAAACCTAACCAGATCACCCTTCCTCACCTTTTCATCCAACCCCTCAGGTGGATTTCCCCCATTATCACTACTATTCCACACATTCTTCATCGATTCAAAATCCTATACTCCGGCCACACCGAGGAATGTATCTCCCTCTTCAAACCTTCAAGATCCAGAATCGAATATGTATCAACTTCCGGATAAAATGTATGGGGTTTCACCCCCAAAACCAAACCGGTAACACTGGCCCCAAGTTCCTTCTCATACCAATTCACCAGATCACCAACGGTTATTCTATCGGGTTTATAATCCACCATTTCTCCATCGAATAATTCGGGTTAAACCAAAAAGACCTATAACCCTGATAATCATAAATCATGGCATGGTATTTGTTTCTATCCACCCATCCCATAAAAATCAATATATTTCTCCCATCAAAATCCTCACGCAACACCAAATCACCGGTGATCATATCCAAAGGCCATATTCCTGAGGTACTCCTCTTCCTCACAAAAATATCCCTGGGGTTACCTTTCCTACACCAAAGTAAAACCTCATTTTACTTTTCATCATCCACAATTTTCAGGTAACATAGGTAAACCCAACCTGAAACACCACCACACAACACCTTACAACCATTTCCACCTTGAACCTCAAGTGATTCCAGTATCACACCAACCTCACCCAACTTCCAACTTCCCACCGGTACCGGTATTCCGGTATCCTTGGAACCCCAAAATGGGTAAACATGTAAACCCCTATCGGTACATCCCCGGGGATCTGGGGTAACCAAATCACCTACCTTCATAACACCATACTCTCCTCACGGTACCCATCTCACAATCCTTTATCTCCCCTGAATTCCACACCACTCGGTAACTCCAAGGAAATTCACCCCTAACCTCCAACACCATACCGATCATTGGAATTCCATAGGAATGAATCACCAAATCACCTGGGGATATTGAACCAATACTCACAATTTCTCACTACCATAAACCAATTTGTTATTCAAATCAACATCCATAACCTCACCATTCAAGGTTAGGAACCTATAGAACTTCGGAAACAAAAGTTCCCCGGTTACCTTCTCCCTCCCGGGCCCCAAGGTACATCCCAACCAGGTATTCCTCCTCAAATTTCCAAACACGGTATAACTCACCTACCTTCACCAACCACCTCCAATTCATCCTCCTTGAACAGGAAATAATCTTTGGAAATTCCATTGGATAACAATAGTTTTATTTTTGAAACCTTTCCAAAGGCCCCATTGTTATCATCAAACTTTTCATATTCAAGCAGGATACCAAGAACAGGTTTGGATGGGTGTTGAATATAGGTTCTGGTCAATTTCACCAGAGAACCTAACTCAAATTCTCTCGCACTCATGATCCCATCTCCAGGTAATTCCTTCAGGAACCACCAATTTTATCCTGTTAGAATTAACCACACCACCACTAGGAACCACCTCGATAACAACACCGAGTTGTGGGGGTTTCCTGGTGTACCAGGGATTAACCACCTTCACCTGATCTCCAGGTAAAAATCCGCGGTGTTTATCACTCACCTAATTCCTCCGGTTCCACCACCTGAAGAATTGAATCAGTTACTTCACAAATTCTTCCTTCACCCAACCAACCAGGTACAGGTTTTTCCCATAGTATCTTTACCGAATTCATTCTCTCACCACGGCGTGAATCCTTGTAAACATCCTTCATTGGTTGGATATCCAATACAATACCAAGGAATACATGATCACCAAACATATGAGTGCGAACAAGATCACCTACCTTCACCTGATTTCCTCTCCAATTCCATTGGAATGAAGATGATGAAGTTTTCCATTGGATCTCAACACCGTGTATTGGTAAGGATTCTCAAACCCATGGTAGATTTTTTCTTTTCCAATCACCAAACAAACCTCAAGGATATCTTCATCCCATTCCATCCACCTACAGTGGTATAATTCACCAATGCGAATATTTCTCACCACTCCCTCATATCCACTTCAACAAAGTATTCATATAGTTGATCCTCTAATATCTCCCCCTCACACAGGATATCATATAGAATCCTGGATCCACGATAACCATCTCCGGTTCCACCGGTTGGTTTCCTTACCCGGATAATCACACCGGTTTCACCATAGTGAGGATGAGGTGGAGGAAGATCCATTCTAACCAATTTACCAATGAAACTCACTGGATAACCTCATAGTATTCCTTTAGATCTTCCAAGAATTCCACGGTTTGGTGCCCATCACTCCATAACATTTTTGTGAGTGTTTGTTGTGCTTTGTTCCTCACAGTTCCATTTGGAAAAATTTCTAGGATCAACCCGGTGATGTGGGTGGTACCTGGTTGTTTGTTTCTAAGCAAATCACCGGTTTTCACTGGATAACCTTCCATTGTTCTGGATCTTTGATGTTGAAATCCTGAATGTGAATTTTTCCAGGAAAATTGAAACACCACAACATTTTCACCCAGGTTTCATGGTATTCCAGAACAACACCTAGGTACTCAGGTTCACCATACGGTGTTAGGTTGATGTACTTGATCAAATCACCAACACGAAACATTATTTTACCATAACTTATGGTACCTTAAATTTACACAAAACCATACGAAATCCATGGTTTTTGTTATCTTTTCATATACTTGAAGTATATTTATTGATGTGAAAACTGAACAAAAATTCTTCGTGTATGTTGATTTCAGAGAAGATGATGGGAAACCTTTTTACGTTGGAAAAGGTTTGGATAAACGAGTGAAATTAGAGAAAAGAAATCCTCTTCATACCAACATCAAAAACAAACATGGGATGGTTAGGAAAATCGTTCTTGAAACTCACAGTGAACAGGAAGCTTTTCAGAAAGAAATTGAACTCATCCAGGAATTAAAAACCTATTTTGATCTTGGTGAAGGTGGAGCTAATTTTACCCATGGTGGAGAAGGTTTTTCAGGATGTAAACATACGGTTGAGAGCAAAGAAAAATTGAGTAAATCACTGAAAAAAACTTTGGTGAATCCTGAGCATAGAGAAAAAATGAGTGAATTGAGCAAGAAAATGTGGGAGGATCCTGAACACAAAAAAACCGTAAGTGAATCATTGAAGAAAAAATGGGAGGATCCTAAATACAGAGAACATTGGAAAGAAGCAAGTAGAAAGGTTTGGGAAGATCCCGAGGTTAAGAAGAAAGTTGGTGAATTGAGCAAGAAAATGTGGGAGAAACCAGGATTCAAAGAAAAGATGAGTGAAATGAGTGAGAAATTATGGGAGGATCCTGAACATAAAGAAAAGATGAGTGAAATGAGTAAAAAATTATGGGAAGATCCTGAATATAGAAAAAATCATTGTGAAATGAGTAAAAAATTATGGGAAGATCCTGAATATAAAGAAAAAATGAAAGAAAGAAATAAAAAAATGTGGGAAGATCCTGAGCATAGAAAACGTGTTAGTGAATCCATGAAGAAAGCATGGGAAAAACGAAAGTTAAAAAAACTTCAACAAGAAAGTTGAAACAGATCTCCAATTCGATTGGAATTCATAATATCAACTCAATTGTATAATTAACCCCATGAAGATTTCACTTGGTGATTTGAGAAGATTGATAAGGGAAAACCTGGAGGAAGAGGATTGGATTCCTGAGAAGGTTTGGTTTTATTCCACCTTAAATCATCTTGCGGATGGAAGTGGAGGTTTTCTTCGTGTAACCCATGAATCACCATTGAGTAACAAGGATTCGATTGAGAAGGGTGGATTAAAACTTCAATCGGAATCACATGGAATTTATTTTACCGTGGGTTGGTATGATTCTCCGAGGTGGGTAACCAAAGAAGGGGTGATGGTTAGGGTTGAAATTCCAAAGAAATATTTGAATCCCCAGTTTGTGGTTCCTGATGATAGGTTTGGAAGTGGTGATGATGGTTACTATGAGTTTATGAATGAATTTCCTGATGGTGTGGATGGAGAAATAGGAACATCATTACCTTCGATTCCTAGGGGTTGGATAAAGGAAATCATTGAGGTTTAACAAACCTTTTCACAACCTTTAATCCAGGAGGAACGATATTGTTCCACCTTCCCGAGCCTGGGGGTGAAAACATCAACGAGATCCCGGTTGTGATCCACCCGAAGTACCAGTTGTAGATCCGCATCTAGAAAATCTGTTGTGATCATAAGATCTCCAACCTGAACCTCAGAGGGTTTCATAGTAGTACATGGATTCTTTCCACTCCAATTACCTGTAAACCATTGGAGGTGATGATTTCACAGGTTGGAAATGATGGTGTGTATCGAGGATCTCGTAGTTGAATATCCTTGATGTAGATCCCATAGGATTGTGGTGAATCCCTGGGATGATAATGATCGATTAGAACCAGATCACCTTTTTTCATAGTGGAATCTCATAGGTGCTTCGAAATGAATCGAATTCCCAACTAACCACCGATCCATTGCACGATAGTAACTCAACCATCTCCCAATTTACACGGAGAACAATTCCGATTTCTGGGGTGAGATGGTGGAGAACCAGTACCCCTGGAATCACATCATTTACACTTGGGATCCGGGTTTTGTTCACTGATCACCTCGAAGTTTTTGATAACGAAGTTGTGATCCCAACCATCGGTTACCCCATTCCTCCAGGTGATGTATACCACGTTGAAGTTGGAGCTTTTATCGGTTAAACCTGTTACCAATCCTGGATGATGTTTATGGGATGTGGAGGAGTTGAGTGGAACCAGTAGATCACCAATCTTCACTGATCACCTCCAGTTTATCACCGTGAAAAATTCCGAGCCCGATTACGTTACCTTCGGTGGTGAGTATCTCAAGATCGTAGATGTTATCGTACATGTTGGGTTCAACCGGTTCGTAGGAGAGAAGTATTCCTACCGTGGTTTTGGTTTCCATGCGAATCCCAACGATGTGGGTGATGCTCACCAGATCACCAATTTTCACTGGAGAACCTGAAATTTACCGTTGAGAAGATCCGATTCGTGTATATCCCACCATGTTTTTCTTCCACCGGTTTCCATTATTTCAAGTGTGAATAATGATGGGATAGGGTAAAATTGTTCTTCTCCTCCTCGAATTATTGATGTGATGATCCCAAAAACCTTGGAATTTCCAAAGTGGTATAGAACCAGGGATCCGAGTGGAGGGGGATTCAAACAACCTCTATGAGGTATTTGTGTTGATCCGTTATGATTTCCACGGTTCCTTGTGGGGTTAGGATTCTATAGTACTTTGGATGGTTTCCATACCTGGGGAATTGTGGTTCATCCAGTAGGATTCCAAGGATTTTAGAGGAGGTGGAGGTTATCCTGCGTTTTTGAAGTAGATCTCCAATTTTCATGGTTGAATTTCCGAGATGTGATCCGTTCTAATGTAACCTGCCCGATTGTGGGTGGGAGAGAAAACGAGGGTGTAGTGGGTGAAAGTCCTGAGGGTTTTTCCTAGGGAAATGAGGATTTCCTGGGGATGGATGCGATGTTCTCCATTCCATAGGTTATCCACACCATCATTGTGGAATGAGGTGGAGAGAAGGGAACCGTGGAGTTTGAGAAGGGTTCCTCCTGGAAATTCGGGGTGTTTCATTTGAGATCCGAGAGGTATTGGAGGGCCGCGTAACCGGTTCGGCCGTGGGAGGATGAGAAAACACGAGCGAAGTGAACGAAACGGATGATTTCCACCCCGAGGTAAATGAGGATATCGTTGGGGTAAACCATGGATTTTCCATCCCAATGGATATCATCGGGAAGTTCGTGGTTGAAACGAAGTTTCGGAACCACGTGGTGGTTTACCTTGAGAAGTGAACCGGGTTTAAGGTTTGATGAATTCATAGTAGGGTTTTACGAGCCTGATGCTTTGGGTTGATTGATGCCCATCCACCCACAGGATATCGAGGAAGATTTCAGGAGTTACACGTGGAAACATGGGATCCTCGTAGGATTTGATGATGATCCCTGAAGAATACCTGGATCCTGGTGGAACATGGGTTCCGGGTTTTACCAGGATGAGATCACCGGAGTGGTATTCCATAGGTATATTGTATCACCTGTGGGTGGAGGATTTCACAGGGTGTGGATATCCACAACTTCCACAAGTTCACTCTTGATCCACCCCACGGAACCACCGTGGAACAGAACCTTGAGTTGTTCACCTTGGATTTCCAGAATGATTCCAAGTGATCCACCTGGAACCTTGAAGATGAAGGAACGTGGAACCACGGATTCACCTACCCAACGGAATTTAACAGGGATATCGTATACCCGGTGGAGATCATTGTGGTGGTTCTTTACAGATAAAACTCGTACCGAATCACCAGGGATCACATTATCACCCAAACCTTATCAACCTTCTCTATCGCAACCCACCCAACCGCACCATTGGGGGTGAGAACCTTTATCTCGGTGAGGTTGTGTTCATAGTATTTTCTCTTGTAAATTTCCAACACAATCACCGGTTGTTTTTCCTCCAGAAGATCAACAACACTGGAAGGAGAATGATCTCCAGGGGTATCCCAAACATTGGTTCCAACATTGGAAAACATCAAATCTCCTGAGCGAATTTTCATTCCTCCCACCCCTGAACCACCTCTATCCTACCTTCTCCACCAATCCTCAAAACAAACTCATCTATTCCTCCCCCACACAGGATCACCTTATGGAACATATGTTTATCACTCCATTTGGTTCCCCTGGAACTCAGGTATATCCCAAGGAAATCATTCCTCAAGGAATTATGTTCATCATAGTACCAAATGAGATCCCCGGTTTTCATCACACAACTTCCATCTTAAATATCAAACCGGTTGGTATCTCTTGAACAACACCATCCACCAAAAACCTCATCTTCAATCTTCTCATTGGATAACCCTTCTTGGTTGTTCCAACAAAAACACCAAAATTAACACCACCATACACCGGAACATATTTCACAAGATCTCCCGGTTCCAAATCAATACTCTTACCGGTACCAAAATCCATCTTCATTTGGTTGGAACCACCTCTAGATTATTCTCTGAAAACAATTCGGTATTTCCATCCGGTAAAATTACCGTAAAAAACCTGGTTTCCCATGCATGAGGTTCCTCACGTAGAATAATTCCAATCGTTTTTCTACGATACAAGGTTCTATTAACCACCACACAATCACCGGTTTTCATTCTTCAAGGATGCTCGTTGGTATTGAAGTGATTCACCGGTGGTTCTCAAGAAAGATCTGTTGCTCTGTATCCCATGAGTTAACTGAAGAACTGTGGGGGTGATATCCGATAGGGTTCTTGCCCCCGCTAGTTTCACGTGGCCCGAGTGAGGGATCCCATTTCCATGGATCATCAACCATACCCTTGAGGATTGTGGATCGTATCCGTGTTGAGTCCAGTCCAAAGATCTACCATGATCTGTGGTGATGATGAAGATTGTATCATCATCATACTCCCTGATGATCTCACCCACAAAGAAATCGAACCTCTTCAACGCGAAGAGGTAACCTTCGTAGTTATTGGAGTGAGCGTGTTCATCTGTGTCTCCGAGGGATACCCACAAGAAATTGGGTACTTCTTTGGATAGATAATCAAAGGTGGATTTCATCGTGAACTCATCAGGGCGGTAATCAAAATGCCCAACATAACAATCGAAATCCTGATCATCCTTCATTTTCATGTTGTGGAAACCTTGGGATCTATGATTCCTGCCTGAGTTCACCACGAAATGATTGGGATAACCATTTATGGATTTCCTCACGGTATCCCAAGATGAAAAAACCGCAACTTTCTCAAAGTTATCCACCAATGTTGGTTTCACTTCAGGTTCACAAAGATTGGTAACGCAATCCATTGTGGGATAACCCCTCATCATCTCCAGGTAACCAGGAAGAGATATATGGTTCTCTCCTGAAACAACAACAGGTGATTCTCTTCCGTAGGATGAACCTTTCTCCACAAAGTAATGGTATATGTTCGGTAGAAGTTCCTCAGGTGTTAAACTGTGTTTCTTGTATAACCTTGAATCAGTTCCAAAGAACACCTCTTCCCATCTTACACCATCGATGGTTAGAAGAACAACCTTCGTTTTTCCCTGAGATTTGAGGGTGGATTGATTTTCCCCCAACGGATCCTCAACACGAATCCTACAATTTGCGATGAACAACAAAGATAAAAAACCCATCACCACTGAGGAAATTTTCTTCATGGTGATAACTAAAATTCATCAAACTCTCCTCGGTTTCATCATTGAAATTTGATTGTTACAAATGGTGATCATCCTCGAATATGTTCACCGAAACCCAACCAACGGTACCCTGAGGTGTTAAAACCTTCAATCTTTTATCCACCACCTGAAGTACCAGTAGAGAATCTCCTCTATGAATTCCTTCAGGAATGAAACCATGAAGTTCACTCCAAACCTCCTGGGATTCCCATGGAAAATTTGCGGTGAACATATCACCTATCTTATACTTCTTTTTAGGGTAACGGTACTTCATGGTGCCTCACCGGTTCAAGTTGAGTTTTTTCAAACCAAATAAAATAGGAATGAATTAAAACCTGAATGAATTCTTTTTTTACACCTAAAACCACACCACAACCTGGTTCAACCCATATGGAACCATGATAACCATATTCACCTGGATAGGTTTTATAACCTCTAACCAATTCCTCTTCACTTCCCCAAAGTTTTCTTTGGTATCCATTTACCAACACCAGGTTTCCAACCGAGAATTTCATTGATCACTTATTACCTCAAAATCAACTCGATATCCATCTCCAATCCTTCCATCAACCAATAACCTAACAAAGGTTCCATAGGAACTTGGTAGTGGATCGATTACAATACCAACCTGATTCAATCCCATTGGTACATAACACTTAATATCAGGTGATATTAGATCGATAGGAATTCCTTTGTTTCTCCTTGGTTTTACCAATGTTCCAATTTTCACTGTGGAGAATCCATTAGATCATGTTTTTGATATGCATAACGATTTCCTGTTTGTGGATCAAGTAGGATGTAATCAACACCATCTTGAAAACTTTGAATATCAACAATGATGAGTGGAATTTGATACAAGGTTCGTGAACCCTTCACAAACACCAGATCTTTTACCTGGAAACTCATGTATTTAACACTTCCACTTCATCATCCCAATACAGATCCACCACCCTCGGCCTACCATCCACCAACATTCGTGATGAAATCCACCGTGAGTTGTTATCCCGGTTCAACTTGGCCATGTGATCCACAAACATCACATCCAACACAATTCCATCCAGGGTTTCACCGGAGGAACCCAACCCATCAAAATGTATTCGAACCATATCCCCAACACTCGGTAACATGGTTCGATAATATCCAACCCTCACCGGGTTTTACACGGAAGGTAATCCAGGGTTACCTTTTGTGCATCCTGTTGATTTGAAACGGGGCCAACCTTTGTTTCTTTGGTTTCCCCGCGGATAAACCCTTCAGTTCACCACGAAGTTCCTCAAACTTATCATTTGGAAGGGTGGTATAACCCATCTCATCAACCTCAATGTGATCGAGGTATTGAGGAGGAACACTATCCATATCCAGAATCTCACCGGAATCACGGTTAACAACACCACCATCCTTCAATGGAGCTCCGGTTACTCTCTCCACCTCTTCACGGATAATCCTACGCAACTGTGATACTGTGATCTTCATGATCAACCCTTATAGAACTGCCCGAGGTGAAGATCTTCCTCAACCTGCATGATGAGTTCCTCAATTTTTTCACCGAGAACTTCGCAAGCCGCTTCGCACTGGGCTTCCCAAACCTGTTTACCCCCACTGGCATCCATGCTTGGATCCTTGGGATCAAACTGGGATTTCCAACCATCACAAACCACATCTAACATGGTTTGTAACTCGGCTGAACCGGTACCATACCCCAGTTCCTCCTTGAGGGTTGCTCTCTTAACTTCTTCTGCGATTATCCTACGTAGTTGTGTTGCGGTTAGTTTCATGGTATCTAATTATTCCTCACCCAACAAAAATTCCACCTCAATCCCACCTTCTCCACCCACGGTTCCAAACCCAGGCGGTATGAGGAACATCCTCAGGATTCTCTCCATCCAACAACCTTCGTAAGGATTGAATCACATCATCATTCGGTGAACAAAAATCCACCACATCACCATCCTTATCCAGGATGGCCACAAACTCATTGGGGAACTGGATCTCATCCTTCTTCATCCCCACCTCAACCAGAACTCCTCAAATCCATTGTGATCCACACCTAGAAGTTTGGTGCAGAACTCCATGAATTGTTCCTCGGAACTGAAGTGAATTGGTTTGGATTCCGGTGATGGATGGCCCTCAAAGGAATTTCCAAGGTGTAACCAAAGCCCACCATCTCCATCCCTATTCACCTCACACCAAACATTATCACCGGCCAGAAACTTTCGGTAGAAAGGCCCTGATTGGTACCCATACTTGTAGGAATCACTCATGTTTCCTTCCTACCCATCAAGGAACCCCAAGGATCCATTGTAACCCTACCTGGTTTCTTATTCTCATCCATGATGTGTTGTGATAGTGATGCTCCGATTCTCACATTCAACTCATGGCACTCCTCCCGGCATTCCTGAAGAGTTCCTTCGAATTGTTCCAATGTTTGAAACCCCGGAACCTGAAGAACAACATAGTAGAAATCCTCCATTTCACCTTTGGAATTCTTAAACTCTCCGGCCGGAATCACGGTGAAAGGTTTCCAATCATTCAACATTCTTTCCCATCTCCTTTTCAATATTTACCCATTGAAGCACTAAACTTTTCAATCCCTCCCAGGGGTAAAGAATGTGATGGTTGCTGTTCTCGGTGGAGAACTTCACAAAATAATTCACCTTGGAGTTTCCATCATCATCGATCTCAACCGATCCAACGATCATCTCAGCAGTAACTTTTGTGCTCGTGGCGGTTGGGCCTGGTACAGGAATCACCTTGTTTCCTTCCAGATCGATTTTATCACTCATGTTTCATTTCCTCCGCGCGATTCAAACACTCAATGGAACAATAACTCCTACCACCAACACTATACCCCAATGCAAGGTTGAACCTCACCTCACAATTCGGATTGAAACAAGGAAAATCCTTTGCGTTTGGAATCTCCGATGTTTTCACCCCCTTGAACTCATCGGTTAACCACCATGATACCTTACCACAGTATTCCTCACACATATCAGATCCTATCTAAAACCCTGGAAAATCCACCTGTACCCCACTTCCAAGCGGAATGAGGATGATAACCTGAATCCTTATCCAGCTTTTGGATCGCTTGAAACACCTGATCGATGCTGGTATTTCCTGGGAATACCTCCTGAGGATCTCCATCACAATCCACCACGAGAATGAATCCAGAATTCGGTGGAGAGATTGGTTTTACCATTGGAACCTCCTCCACACGAATCAATCGAGTAACCCATTCGTGTTCCACAAGCAACCTACCAACCTCTGAGATTCCTTCAGGATTATTGAACCTGGTTGCCATGTTTGGATCGGTATACCACCTCTCACCACTCTCTCCCCAATACAGGTTTTTTCGTGGATCATCCGGGTTATTCACGATATCACTCATGTACTTGATCAGGTATTTTTGTTCGGTATTCATCAGTGCAACTCCTCCTTTGGTTCATCACCCTTCATAATCATCTCAATCTTCTCCTTGGTTTCCTGAATATCGGCAAGATAACCAATAAACTCACCCTCACTGGATTCCATTGGAAAATCCTTCCTCAGAATTGCCTCCTTGAAAATCCTCTCGGAATGGCGGAGAGCCTTGTAACAGGTTAGAAAATCCTTGGATTCAATTCGAAATGTTTTCACGGTTCCTCCAAAATCTCTAGATCCTCGTTCCACC